TTAGTTGTTCCAAAAGTAGGAGCACCTGTATGTGTAAATGTATAACCATTGTTAGCATTTAAAACACCTTCTTCAACGAATACAAAAGAACCACCTGATAATTCAGCAGGTTGATCTTCTGGAGTTGCTCTTGTTAATACCCAATTTGTAGAAGCACTACCAACATTTGTAACCGTGTAAATACCGTTTTCACTTGCGTCTGTTTGATCTTTAACTAAAACTCTATCGTTTAAATTAGCAGCAGTTGAGTCAAGTGTTAATGTTGCCTGTGTGCCTGAATTAGTTAATGTTGCACCAACACCAGCAGTACCGTTATTATAAGTTGCTGATAAGTTAGCCGTTGTTGCAATTTTACAAGATGGTTTAGTATCTAAACCTTGTGCAACTTGGTCAACATACATTTTGTTTGCAAGTGAATTATCTGTAAATCCTGCTCTGTCTTCATAACCTGATGGTACAACTACCGTACCTGTACCGTGAGGTGTTAAAGTAATATCTTTATTACCTGCTGTTGTAGTTATTGTTTGACCATTTAATGTAAGATCATCTACAACTAAAGAAGTTAAACCTGAAATATCTGTTGTAGCAGCGGCACCTAAAGTAATTGTTTGACCACCTATTAATACTTGAGGATTTGCTATATTAGCATTTGTAATTCCAGCAGTACCAGATAAGTTAGCGTTTGTTAATGCTGTAGCAGTTACCGTTACCGTATTATCAGTAACCGTTTGTGTCATACCACCTGTACCTGCGAAAGTTAATGTTTCGGAAGTATTGTAAGTATCTGTTCCTGTATCACCTGCTAAATTAATAAATTGATTAACGGTTGTAAAATCTAAATTTCCTGATCCATCAGTTTTTAAGAACTGACCAGCAGTACCGTCACCGTCAGGTAAAACAAAAGTTTGAGAAGCTGTTACTGCATTAGGAGATTTAATTCCTATGTAGTTAGTACCGTTATTAGTACCTTCGTTAAATCTAACTTCACCACCTGCTGTTAGTGAGTTACCTACGTTTAATGTATCTATTGCTAAGTTTGAATCTGCAATGATAGCTGAATTTCCTGTCAACGTACCTTGTACGTGATCTAACATATCTGTAAAATATTGACCTCCAATTACTGATACGTTATTTGCGTCACCGTTACCGTCAACGCCACCTTCACCTATAAAGATTCTATCTCCTAGGTTGTTTTGTGCGCCTGTTCCATAAGTGTATGCTAATTCACCGAGTTTAAGTGTTCCTGGTGCTGAAGTTGCTGAACTTCTTTTAATCTGTATTACCGTTGCCATATGTTACTCTCTAAAATGATCCGCCGTTAAAAGTTAAAGTACCAGTAGTGGTTACAATTTCGTTTCTACTTACGAACTTACCATCACTAGCTCTGTATTGTAATAATGCACCATCATCTAAAGAAGTTACGTCAACGTCACCTAATAATTTTAAAGAAAGAGAACTATTTTGTAGTGAAGTACCTGAAGGCAGGGTTACTGAAACTTTTTTGGGTCCGCTTCCAGTAGAAGCATTAATTTTTGCTGTAATACTTGCCATAAACCTCTCTCTTTTGTTATATTTATAATACTTTTATTATGTAGTTACGTTAGGTCTTACCGTGATTAAACCCTCAATTACTCTAGTTACCGTACCTGTGGAAGTCTGTGTAATTTCTACATCATACACATATCTTTCTGCGTCTAAAGCAGCCGTTTGAGCAGCCGTCATTGACAGAGCAACTACTCCTGAAGTAGCGTCTGTGGCAATAACTGAAGTCAATGACGTTCTTGTTCTAGTTGACGCATAACCTTTTGCCATCTTCGCTTCTGTTGTATATCCAGTTAGATTAAATGCGTTTCCGTTTGCGTCTTTTACGGTTACGTCTGAACTGAAATTAGCGCCTTGATCTATTATTAAATTAGCTATTGCTGCCATTGTCTTCTTTTATTGGTTGTACTTTCTCTTCCTTCATCAATTCTATAATTTTTTTGTTATAAAATTCAGTAAGAACTTCAATTTTTTCCAACTCAACATTGTGTCTGACTTTAGAAGCCTCAATCTCTTGTCTAGCAACGATTCTATTTCTTAATCCTATACTAAACTTCGTTTCATCATATACTTTACCATCTATTACTATTGACATTATATTCTCCTCGTGTTATAATATATACTATATTTATAACAGAATAAATAAGGATATGATAAATGAAGTGAAATCTTACTTTAAAAAAGTAGATGAAAAACAAGAAGATTTTGGTTGGAATGAATATACTTTAGAAGAATTAGGTCTTCCTACAGCAGACAAGATACTAGAAGGTGTTAAAAAAATAGAAAGTATAGTAGGTCTTACAAGTTGGAGAACTAAACATCAAACTCATCAAAAATACAAAGGTTTTGGGTTAACTTACAACCCTACATTTTTTGATAAATCTGAAAGTAGATATAGTCAAGTATGGGGATCGCCATTGTTAGATCAATACTATGGTTTAGAAAAAGGCAAAGGAGATCATACACAATTAAAAGATACTTATTATGATACATTTGGTTTTAGAAAGATAGATGAAACAATACAAGAACATCTAGGATTTTTTTTAGATAGATTTAATTTTCATATATCTAGGAGTAGAGTTGCATATATTTTTGGATATGGAGAAGGACCTAACGATAAAGGTTGGCACGTTGATGAACCTACTTGTCAATTATTAAGAGTTAACATACCTTTACAAACTAGTGATGAATATGCTATAGAATGGAAAGATAAAATATATCAATTAGAAATAGGTAAAGCATATTTGTGGAATACAAAACAACCACATAGACCTACTATGATAAAACAAGTAGAAACAAAAGAACCTAGAATTAATGTTGTTATGGGATTAACACCTTGGTTAGATTATGATAAAGAAACAGATAAGTATAAACCCAATAAATATTTTGGCAAACCTATTAAAGAAATTGTTAGTGAGAAATTATTTGTAAAATGAATATAACAAGAGAAAAAGTATTTACTAATTTAGTTTGCGTAGAAAAAATAGGACAAGTATCACCTGAAGAACAATTAAAGTTAGCAGAAACTATTGGTGAAGTAGAAAAACCTGACTTAACAGATTCTACTCATTTAGAATTATTTAATAAATGGGGCGGTATTCCTGGTGTAGTAAAAGTTACTGAAGGTGGATTGTTTGGACATAAAGAAAAATTAGATTGGCACGCTAACAAACCTAGTGAAGTTAATAGATGTTCAATAATTTGGATATATGCTGTAAAAGGAAGTAAAGGTAGTGTTACAAGTTGGATTGATAATAGAAAAGCATATGAGGATTTACCAGATGATATAAAATTACGTTGTCATAATATAAAATTTACTTGTGGTTTTAAAAAAGGTGGTTATACAGATGATCCTACATTTAGAGAACATCATAATAAAGATAATGTTCATAAGTTAGTTTATATAAATGAGTATGGACAAAAAGGATTATACTTTCCTTTTTTACAAATAATTGAAGGTATACCAGATGATTTGTTTAATTATTTAAAGAATCATATTCTACAAGATAAGTATAGATACGATCATCATTGGGAAGATGGTGATTTAGTTGTAAGTGAACAATGGTTGACAATACATAAAAGACACGCCTTTGATAAAATGAATGAAAGATTAATGAATAGAATTGCTATAAGATGATACCTGAAAAAAATACATTTCACAGCATATCAATACAAACAACATATCAATGTAATATGGCGTGTGCTAATTGTTATCTAGGAGATATGTTAAATAATCCTAAATTTCCTGATGTAGATATGATTAAATTTGAACAGGCAATTAGTAAACTACCTAAGCGTTGTGATATTCGTTTTATAGGTGCTGAACCTACTATGAATGATAAACTTTTTGACCTAATAAAGATTGCAAGAAAGTATAAACATAAACCATCATTACTTACTAATGGTCTTAAATTATTCCAAGAACAATATGTTATCAATCTTAAAAAATCAGGATTAAATTTTCTAGGTTTAAGTATGAATGGTGGATTAGATGATGAAGTATATAAAAGATTTGATAACGGAAAATTTGCAACTGCAAAAAAGAAAGCATTAGAAAATTGTATCAAACATAAAATAGTACCACATATTAACGTAATAGTTGATCCTACTAATATACATATACTGAAACCACTATTAGATTATGTTATAATGTTATGTAAAAAATATGATAGAAAACCTGGCAAATCTTTTCCTATTATGATGAGAATAAAATCAGTAGGTAAAATGGGAAACTATTTAGACACTTATACATATAATATAAACGAATTGATAGATATTGCAAAAGAAAACTTTGGAGATTTTGAACCTATATTTGAAGTACAAGGTTATAAAGAAGAGCACACTTGTGTTTTCAGTTTTAATACTGAAATAGGAACTATGTATGGTAAAGCAACAGACTGGTCAATAGATGATGATGGTTTACCAGATAGTGGAAGTAAAAGAAGAGGTATTTTAACAGACGATTATAATATTGAACCGTTTTTTGAATACTATGGAGAAATAGATGAAACATCAACGCCTAGACTGGAACAATAGAACCGTTTTTGACTTACTACAAAATGATGTAGACCTAACGGTTATAGAAAATACACCTGGTAGTCAAGTTGAAATATGGAACTTTTTAGAAACATTTTTTAAACCTGCACCACAAGATCCGTTTGACCAAATGTTTGTTAATATAGTTAGTGATGAAAGAGCATTAGCAAAAGAAAATCTAAAAGGTAATACAGAATTAGAGTGGCATATTGATAAAGGTTATTCTGAACACCCACCTGAATATGTTGCGTTATATTCTGTTGATATAGATGAAGGCGCAGGAGATACATTATTTGTAGATAGTAGAATACTTGAAGATATACCTGATTATTATAGAGATCATAAAAATGATATAGTACAATTTGATATGAATAGATTTATACACGACAATGAGTATGGATATCATTTTAGAAGTGAAGCAGAAAGAAGATGGTTTAGAAGAAAGTATAGAAATGTAGAACACGAATTAGTACAAGGCGATAGTAGAGGTGTGTATCTATATTATTGCGAAGCATATAATGATTTGCCTGAAATGAATATGATAAAGAAAAAACTTTATGATCCAAAAAGAATACACAGACACAAATGGAAAAAAGGTGAACTTGTAATCTACAATAACAAAGCGACTAATCACAAAAGAGAAAACGGTGGTAAGAAAAGACATTTATGGAAAATTGCGTTATACAAGAGATAACATACATTGATGAGTTTTTAAGTTTGTGTGAGATAGCGTCTAAATCAAAACACCCTAACGCTAAAAATTATAATGTAGAACAAATGAAAAAGCGTTGGAACAAATATCTAATAATTACAAAGTTAACTAAAGGTGATGAAGTAATTGCTTTTTCTGGTGTGTATGATTATGGAAACAATTTAGTTAGAGTTGTAGATAGATTATATATTGAACAAAAATATAGATATAACTTTATGACAAAATCTATTGCAAATCCTATAAAACCAGCACTACAATATTTTATACCTTATCAAACTCAATGGGCAACAGATAAAGGTTATGATTGTTTTTTCTCTATACAAACTAAAAGAAAAAGAAATGCTATGGAAAGATTAACAAGACAATTACATCCATCTTTAGGATATCGTTTATTGCCTGATCTGTATGAAACTTGCGATCCGAAAAATCCTCTATGTATTCAAAATATATCTGCTACCAGAGATGATATACCTTTACCTATTCACTCTCTAAAGAATATGAAATAGAATTGTCAGAGCAATGGGATTCTCTAGTCCTAGAATTAGTTTTTGAAACTTCTTCTTTTACAAAATCATTAAACTCATCTTCATTATTAAAAGTTGTTGTCCAAGTAGTGGTTAATCCATCTTCAGATTTTGTAGGTTTTTCTGTAATCTTTCCAGAACTAAAATAATTATCAATTAAATCAGTATATTCAGACGCTGGTGTATGTAAAGATACCTCAGCATTTGGTCTCGTATATATTACTTTTGCTATATAACTCATATAGTTATTTATAACACTAATAAATAGTGTCATAGCATTGATTTAATATGGAAAATATGATATAATAATGTATGATTAATATAGTATGTACGAGCAAACCTGGTGATGGTTTATTGAGATATAGTTATGAGCATAATTGCGCTCTAAATTCTCTAGGTATCAAAACACAATTAGTTATTATACCTAATCCTAAACACACTAAAGAAGAATATATCAAGTCAATCAGAAATCAGTATAAGAATTATAAAAATGTTGTCTTTGATTGTACACCTAATAGTGAAGATATAACTTTAGTATTAGGTAGAAGTATGATAACTTTAGCATACAAAGATATAAAGAATTATACTACGGATGAAAAGTTATCTTTACATCTATTATTTAATAATAAAATTATAGCAGTATATTCAGAAAATCATCCAAAAGAATATCCTCTTGCATTAGAATATTTTAAACCAAATAAAGTATTTGACTTATGCGACTTTGATGTTTATCCTAACGGTGAAGGTATACAATATGAAAAAATAATTAACTTTGATTTATATAAACCTGTTAAAAATGAAATACAATATAAACATCTATTTTTAGGTACGAATGAAATATATTATAAAGAAATAGAAAAACACATACACAAGTATCCAGATCACGGTATTGTAACTTATAATGAAAAGTGGATTAATCCTAAATTAAATAATCTATTTGCACCTGTTGAAAATATACTAGGTAAATTTGAAACATATGTATATACAAAACCTAATTTTGATCCTGCACCTAGATTGTTTTTAGAGTTTAAATGGTTAGGTAAAAATGTAAATTACGTAAGAAGTAAAGATATTAAAGATGGTGGTATGGTATATTGGAATAGACCTATGCCCACAAATGAGATTTATAAAAAGAACATAAGTATATTAGTAAAATTATATGAAAAAAATATTATTAGTTAGTGGTTGTAGCAATACAGAAAAAGATTTTTATAGCGATGTACATCCAGATTTAGATTGTACTTGGCCAAAATGGCCAGAGATTTTAGCAAAGAAACTAGATATGGAACCTGTTAATCTTGCTAAATCTGGAATGGGTAACGAATATATTTACACAACTTTATTAAGATATATTACAAGAACTAATAAAGATAAAATTGGTCTAGTCATACCTGCGTGGACACAAAATCAAAGAAAAGATTATCAAGTTAAAGGTTATTGGCAAAATCAAAGAGTTGATCCAGACGGAGATGTGTTTAGTTGGATGAGAAGAACATTAGATAACTATTTAAGTTTTCAAATATTATGTGAAAGATATAACATACCATATATGCAAGTACAAATGTTATCTCCTTATATTGATTGGTTGAATGGTTTAAGACCGAGAGATAATGATTCTAAATATCCTCCAGATTTTAGATACACATATCCTGGTGATGAAGAAGAAGATAATTTAAAAATTATTAAGATGATTGATGAATACGAAGATTTAATAAATCAAAAAAAATTTTTAGGTTGGCCATTATCACACGAATATGGAGGTTATAGTCTTCAAAAAAGATTAATAGGCATAAGATCAAAACATACAGGAGTTTATCCTTATAATAATTTAGATACAATGATTTCTAATTTAGATCATCATCCGAATAAAAAAGGACAAGAAATAATAGCGGAGTTTATATATGAACGGTTATAAAAAAGAATACTTAACAAACAAACAAGAATATCTAAAACTCTTTGATGATGTTATGCAACAAGATCAGGAACAAAATGTAGAGTTTTTAGAAAAATCTCTTACAGATATTACAGGTAGAAAATATGCTGTTGCGTGTAGTAATGGAACAGACGCTTTACACTTTGCTTTGATAAGTTTAAATCTTAAATCAGATGATGAAGTATTAACATCTAACTTCTCTTGGATATCAACTGCGTCTTGTATATCTATGGCAGGTGCAACACCTGTATTCTGTGATATTAATATATTAAACTATCATATGTCTTTAGATAGTATTAAAAGAATGTACTCGGATAAAACAAAAGCAATTGTTTATCCTCATCTATTCGGCAATATGTCAGATACAAAAGAGATAATAGATTTTTGTAAAGAAAAGAATATTGCATTTATAGAAGACGCTGCTCAATCGTTAGGGTCTAGTTTAAATGAAGTTAAGGCAGGATCAATAGGAGATATTAGTACATTAAGTTTCAATGCAAATAAAGTAGTTGCTGGTATAGCAGGTGGTGGGGCAATCTTAACAGATGATAAAGATAAGGCAGAATTATTTAAGAAGTTAAGAAGACACGGAAACAATGAAGTATTAGGATATAACTCAAAGATGTTATTACTTAATGCTAAATTTATTAATTTTAGATTACAAAGAATGAAACAATGGCAATCTAAAAGACAAGCAATAGCAAAACAATATGATAAACAATTACAAGAATATGTAACTATACAACCTACAACAAATGGTCTTAACCATAACTATCACAAATATGTTATTAGATTACAAAATAAAGAAGTAAGAGATAGATTAAAAGAAAAACTTAATGCAAAAGTACATTATGATAAACCATTGTCTGAAAATATTATGTATAAAAATATAGAACATAAAAAAGATAGTACATTTATTAGTAAGATAGTTTGCGATAGTATATTGACATTACCTATACACGCATATATGAGTCAACAAGAAGTAGATAAAGTTATTAATACTATTCTTATTTTTTTAGACCAAGAAGATAATAAGTTTGTAGATAGTATGAAAAAATTAATAGGTGATGACATATTTGATAGTAGTTTAGTCAACGAAACTACTGAAGATATTTACGATTATATAATAGAGAAAACTTATCAAACACCAGGATATATTGAAGATGTTTCTTTTAAAGATAAAAGAAAATTAAAGATTGCGTTTAACAAATTTTATGAAAACATTACAAGAAATACAAGATAATTATTTAGCAATAGATTTCTTTTTATCTATGTCCTGTAACAAGGACTGCCACTATTGTACAAGTTATACTTTAGAGATGAGAAACCTGACCGTAGATATGGACTTTCTTAAAAGCACTTTAGAGAAATTTAAAAACTATAAGATAAGAATATGTTTACTTGGTGGAGAACCAGGTCTTATTAAAAATTTAGATGATGTTATTAATGAAATTAAAAAGTATCCTAATTTTGTTTGTTCAGTATTATCTAATTCGTTTATAAGAAAAAGATACCCACATATATTAGAAGATAAGGATATATTATATGTTGAACATAACATATTAGATTGGTACGAGGACGAGGTAAAGATGTTAGGTAACTTTGACTTTGTACCTGAAAATGATTTTAATAATTATAATGTAGTCGTAAAGACACCAAATTATTTTGCATTTAATCACAAGTATCCTGAAATTATGAAAAAATTAAATCACAAGAATACTATGTGGAAAGAATTTAATGGCAGATCAAAAGAGTTTACAGATGTTCTACAAGCAACTGAAATAGATAGGAAGATGTGTGCTGCTTTTCCTATGGTACCTGTAATAGATTTTGAAAAGAAACACATTGTACATTGTAGTAAAAAATTTGCTAATAATAAAGAGCTATCTAAAACTTTTGAATTGACACAAGAAAATGTTGACAAGATGATGAACTTTCAATTATTTAAATATGAAAAGTATTGTGAAACTTGTACAGAATGGGTACAACCTAAAGGACATTTTCCTATGAGAAAATATGCTAAAGTTATAACTGAATCAGAAAGATTACAAGAAGAATTGGAACCTATCTATGACTAAAATATTTGCTGTTGCATTAAACTTACACGACCATAATACATATGATGGTGTGTGGCATAATCAACGAGAAAGATTTACTAGATTTAAACATAATATGCCTTATCACGTTGACGCATATGCTCATCAATCAGATAAGATAAACACAAGTGATTACAGATTGAATAATGAATATGTAAAAGAATATTTTAAAAAAAGAGATAATGAAACACTAGCATTTTCTATGACTGCTGGTGGGATTAAAATGTGCAAAGATATATTGCCAAAAGAAGTATTAGATTATAAACCTAAAAAATTATGGGATCATTATTTCAATGATGATCTTTATTTTATAGACCATCATCAAGCACACGCCACTTATGCGTTCATTAATTCAGGTTTTGAGAAGTCAGATATACTTGCTATAGACGGATTAGGTTATAAGTTTAGATGTATATTCATTGATAAAGATGAAAACATAATAGACTTAACTAAAGAGTTGCCATTAGGTTGGTTATGGAATAGAATGTCAAGGGTTACAGGTTTTGGTTCTTTATGTGCTAGTAAACTTATGGGTTTAGCAGCATACGGTAGTTATAATCAATATTATTATGATGTATTTGAAACAATGGTATCAGGAGATATAACAGAAAAAAATCTTAAAGTACATAATCTAATTAATTTAGAATATGGAAAAGAAAATTTAGCATTTACTTTACAAAAATTTACAATGGATAAAATTAAAGAATATGTTTATCCATTAAAAACTTGTGATAATATTTGCATTGCAGGTGGTGTTGCTTATAATGGTTATATGAATGAAGAATTTACAAAACATTATAAAAATGTTTTTGTACCACCTGCTGTAGGTGATGAAGGTCAAGCAATAGGAGTTTATCAACACGCTGATTACTTAATGAATGACAACATACATAAATCAGAAACATATGGTGGTAAAGAATATGATTTTGTAGGAGATGAAAAATTAACATCTTATAAAGAAGTAGCACAGGCAATTGCTGATGGAAAAATAGTAGGTTGGTTTCAAGGTAAATCAGAAAGTGGTAATAGAGCATTAGGTAATAGAAGTATATTAGCAGATCCAAGAAGAAAAGATATTAAAGATGTTATCAATCATACTATAAAAATGAGAGAAGACTTTAGACCATTTGCACCTGTTGTATTAGAAGAACACTACAAAAAATATTTTGATACAAATAGTCCTAGTCCTTATATGAGTAGAATATGTAAAGTTAAATCAGATAAAATACCTGGTGTAACTCACGTTGATAATACAGCAAGAATACAAACGGTAAACAAAGAACAAAATAATAAATTGTATGAACTTGTAAGAGAGTTTTATGTTATTACAGGTATACCTATGTTATTAAATACAAGTTTTAATAAACACGAACCTATTGTAGAAACACCCTCACACGCATTAAGAACATTTAATAAAACAGCACTTGATCTATTAGTTATTAACGATTGGATAATTAGAAAATGAATTACTTTGATACATTAGAAAAGAAAAGAAAACACGTTAAAAAATATGATATGAATAGGATACCACCTAAAGATATTATAGAAAGAGCATTATGGAAAGCGTGGAAAACAACTCCAGGAAAAAATAATGCCGTACCATATCAAGTATTAGTTTGGGGACCTGACAAACAAATACATAAAGAAGCAATACATAGTTTAGTTGTTGCATCCCACGATGCTGTAGAGATAGAAGCAAAAAAAGATCCAAAATTACCTAACACTACAACACAAAAAGAAAATCCAGAATTTGGCAATTTTCCTAATCCATTTTATGAACACGTAGCATATAATCCATATCTATTTACAATACATAGTAGAGTATCTACGCCGAATAAATGGTACAAAGAAAAAATTGAACAAGGACATCAATACGATCAAGGTTATGAACATTTGTTTGAACATATAATAGATTCAGTATCAGTTGAGGTAGGTTTATTTGCAGGTAATTTAGGATATTATTTACTAGAAGAAGGTTTAGATATATCTTACAATTCTTGTTTTAGAAGAAGACCAGAACAATGGCACGCAAGAGGATTAACTATGGTAAAAACAAGACCTATAACAATGATAAGTTGTGGTTATGCAAAAAGATATAGAGAGCAAGATATGAAAAAATGGGGTAAAGATAAATGGGATGTAAAACCTGAAATAGATGAGATAGTAAAATGGATGTAGATTTACAATTATTTAAAAATATAATGGCAGAATCTAGGCACAATAGTGATCTTTTAGATTCATTTAGTCCTAATCAGTTTTTATCAAAAGAAAAAATAATTAAACTTATTAGAGATCAGTTAATATTAAGAACAGATTCGGAAATAGTAATCTTTGGTGGATGGTATGGCAGTATATTAATACCTGCTTTTAAAGAAGTAAAAAGAATTACATTAATTGATAAAGATAAAGATGTTATTAGTATAGCAAAAAACAGATTATTTAATCATTATAAAAATGTAGATTTTATATGTGATGACGTATTTAATTGGGCACCTGATTCTAGTAGAATAAAAAATACAGATTTAATAATTAATACCTCTTGTGAACATATGCCATCTATGAAAAAATTAGAGTTAGATACGAATGCTTATTTTGCTTTTACCTCTAACAATATGTATGACATTGAAGGTCATATTAATTGTGTATCTTCAATTGAAGAATTTAAATGGCAGTTGCCTGATAATGCAAAAGTAATTAAAGAAGATAGAATAGTTGATGATAGAGGAACAAGATTTATATTGATAGGTAAATATGAAAAGAATAATTTATAGTTTTTACATTGATATACCTGAAGATGAATTAGATATATTTGATAAAGATGTTTTAAAGAAACACGAAATACCTAGAAACATTGTTACTAAAAATGAGTTTAAATATAATTACTTTAAGTTATTAGCAAATAAAAAATGGTATGCAGAATCAATAGGTGTACCTTTTATGATGTTTGAGTATGATCTTCGTTATCAAAAATTTGAAAAAGAAGTTAAAAAACATTATCCATTTATTACAACTTATAATATAGTCAACTTTTATAAACTAAATTTGCTTTGTGAATTATCAAAAACTTATGATGAAATACTTTATTTAGATTTTGATGTTGTTTGTTTGACTAAAGATAACTTCTTTGACAATTGGAATTTAGATAAAGGTATTGCAGTATTTGATAATACCTACAAAGTTAATACTATTGAAACTATTACTAAACAAACTCAAACTATTAGAAGTCCTACAGCAAAATATTATAATGCTCAGGCAATGTTAATAGAGAAAGGTTTAAGTCCTATAAACAAAGTAATTAATACAGGTATAATTGGTGCAAATAAAGAACACATAAACAAACTAAAATACTTTGATGACTTTGATAATGATATTAAAACAATGAAAAATCTAACAACAAACTATGATGTATTTCCTAAAAAAATTGTAGATTTTTTTGGTTATGATAATGAAACTTTGTTTAGTGTTAAGTTAAATGAACATAACGTACCTGTACAATGGTTAGATAATGAATGGCATTACTTCTTTGATAGACAAGGATTTATACCTAAAGAAACTAAATTTGTACACGCAATCAATAAAAAATTTGATGTATGTTGGAGAAGATATTATGCTTAAGATATGTACCGTATATTTTGATGGTTTCTATACACCAGATTATGTTTCAAAACTTTATAGAAGTTTAAAAAGAAACTCTACTATACCATTTAAGTTTGTATGTATTAGTGATACAGATGTTGAGGCAGATGTTGTGTTACCTTATAATCATCAAAGTAATATTAAGAAACATTGGCATAAATTAAAATACTTTAGTCCTCAATTTGCTTATCAGAAACCTGGAGATGAGATTATAGTTATGGATATTGACCAAGTGATAACGGGCAACGTAGATGAATTAATAGGGCATCCTGTATCAGATAATGAGATTATAACTTATGGTCAATGGTGGGATAGTAAACTAAAGATTAATGGTGGTTTTTATAAGTTTAAATCAGGTAGTTTAAAAAGTATATGGGATGACTTTGCACTTAATCCTGAATACTGGCAATTACATTATTACAATAATGGCGATGTACATACAAAATATTATGGAGAACAAAACTACGTTAATTGGAAAGTACAAGAACATAATATAAAACTAACAACAACACCACAACAATGGTTATGTAAATATACAGATGACTTCAAACAAAATTTACATTTAAACAAAACTTATAGTAAGAAATTTGATACTGAATATATGATACTTGATGATGTGCATAAGTATATAAAAGTGGTACATTTTACAGGTGTTGGCAAAACTATACACAAGTCAAATGCAAATTTTTTAAAGGAACATTGGAATGGCGATTAAAAAAATATTTAAGCACACATTAGAAGTTAAAGAAGACTTTATGCGAAAGTATATGGCAAAAACCTACAATTGGGATTTTGAAAGACAAATAATGGGTAAGATACAAAAGGTCCAACGAAATTGGGATTATGAAAAGTATAATTCAAAAAATGAAAAAGACAGAAAACAAAATTTAGAAGAATTATTATGGGTTGCTACAAATACTCCGTCAAAACAATATGAAGGATATTTTGATTTGTATTATACAGATGATAGAAAAGTTATAGAAGAATTATACAAATACACGTGGGGCAATACTCATAGAAGAAATCCACCATCTACTTGGAGAAACTCACAAGCAAATGCAAGTGTTTATATTATGTGGATTGCAAAAGAACCTAACACACAAATGAACTCTAACGCTGATGGTACATTAAAAGAAAACACCCACCACGAGAGATGGTTAAATGCTTATGTAAGTATCGGTATATCAATGGGTTTGACAGCAAGGGCGGCTGCTAAAATGGGTTATGATACAGGATTTAATAAAAATCATAATGATTTAGATAATGATAATTTTTGGGAAAAAAGATTAGGCATACTAGAAGACGTTGAAGCAGGTAGAAAAAAAATTACCTATGGATTAGGTATAGGTTATGGACAAGAAGGAAGAGAGCGTTGGGAATCAGATGAAAAAGAATTAATGATAGGTGCAGCCAACGGAAGTAAAATTACTTTAACTGAACAAGAAACACATAAGAGAACTGGTTTACCTATGAGAAAAGCAAAGATAGTTAATATAGAAGGCAAAGGTAATACAAAAGTTAAAGACCCATATGGTGTAGAACATATACTTCCAGAAAATGCTGATTTTAAAATAAACTCTTTTAACAATAGAGGCATAAAAATTACTGAAATAAAATGAGAATAATTTGTTGTAGATTTGGTACAAAGTTTACAGATTGGCACGTAAAAAATCTTAAACATATGATAGATAACTATTCAGGATTATCTTACGATAGTTTTGAGGTTATTGAAAATGACATCTATGGTAATTGGTATAATAAACTTCAAATGTATGATAAGTTTAGAGATGGAGAAAACTTATACTTTGATTTAGATGTTATTATCTATGACAAACTACCTAATTTAATTAGAAAAGAATTTACACTATTAGATGATAGTTGGTGGAGAGAACCAGCACATACGCCGTTAAACTCATCTATTGTATCTTGGACAGGAGATAAGTCTTGGATATGGGATAAGTTTAAATCAAATGATACAGAATATTTAAAAGTATATAATAAAGGTAGTGATGAATTTTATTATAAACAAATTGTATATGAAACTTATGATAAAATTTGTCCGTCTATAAAAAATTATATCTATGAAAAACCAAAAGATTATAGTATAGTAACTTTAGGTCAAATGCACCACATACTAGAAGAAGGTTGGAATGGTTGGTGGTCTAATTACTTATTATCTCAAAAGCAACTTTAAGTGTATCAATCTTATTTTTAGATTGTCTTAATTTTTTTTTCATTTCATTATTTTTAGAATCTTTAATTTTTTCTAATTCAAATAATGCTATTTTTAAAGCAAATAATTGATCTTCATTATCAGGATCGGTAAATATTGCTGAAACTAATTTATTATAATACTTACTATCTATTTTAGTATCATCTACTAACAATCCATCTTTTTTTGCAATCTCCATAACTTTTGTTTCAAAGATTTTTTGCTCTTGTTTCTTTTTTTGGTATGTGTTTTCGTGTAGATCATCAACGGTTATTACACTTGTTAATTCTTTAAATGAAGGATTGTTTTCATCAAAAGGTATTATAGTAGGTATAATTTGTTTTTTATCTTCGCTTGTTGTTAATATTTCTATATTTTGTCTATCGTTATCTATAAAATAAGCACCAATTAAGTTTTCTTTAGTTATCATAATTTTCCTTTAAGTAATCTAGTAAGTTTGTTTTTGGAATCCAACCCATTTCAGATAATACACCAATCTGTGCCTTATTATCTTTTCTCTCAAACATTGTTCCCATTCTCTTATCTTTTACGTCTATATTTAGATGAGATAAAATATCCAATAAATTATGAGAAACACCTGTACCAACATCTATAACTTTTCTTTTTCTAGGTGGTTTATTAACTATTAAAAAACCTATAGCAGTTAATATATCTTCAACGTGTATAAAATCTCTACTATGATCTACGTTAATATAAGAAACATCATCTCTTAAAATTTTTGGTATTAACATTTGCTCTCTAGCATTTGGACCATAAACGGTTGTAAATCTCATACCTAAAGCATTATGTGGTGCAATTGTTTCCATATAAAACTTACTCATTGCATATGGATTACGCCAAGGTTCTCTAGCAGTAGATGAACTCGCATATAATATTTTAGGACCGTTTTTAAATTGTTTAAAGACTCTATGACTTGCAACTACATTATTTGTCCAATACTCAACAGGATTATCTAAACTATCTCTTACACCTGATAAACCTGCTAGATGTATTACTAAATCTACATCATAGTCTAAATCACAAGTAAGTAAATCATTACCTGTTTTTTTATCTATACAAATTAGATTATGTTTGTCTTTTAAAAATGATTGAATGTGTTGACCTATGAAGCCTTCACTGCCTGTTAATAATATATTCATTGTTTTTCATTACGATTTTCTTATTCTCAAATAATATGTGTTAATTGATGTTGGTGTTCCGTCTGGAAATTCTTGTGCTCTATAATCATCACTTACTTGTCTTGTTTGGTAATTACCTGTTCCGTTTAATCTAGTATCACTCATACCTGAACCTCTTATATTACCTGTTCCACTTGTACCTAAATTGTAATCTAATTTAAAACCATCATTAGAAGACGCCGCTGTTGCTCTTATCCAACCTTGTACTAAAGATTCAAATGTTCCACCAGCAAATTCTTGTAAGTGATTTTGAGCATTTATATAAAAAGGTTTTATATATGATGTATTTGATCCATCAACTCTTTGTAAATAAAAACTTGTAATTGTAGTAGGTTGATCTAAAGTTTCACCAGAAGCGCTTTCTAAACCAGCGTTTGTATATGCTGAAGTGTCTGCTCTTGTATCTAAAAATATTGGCGTTCCACTTACTAAAGTTGATCCTGAAACACTAGAAGTTGTGGTAATATGATACGTTCCTGCTTGTTGAGAAGTTGTTGTAGCAGCAGTTAATAAATTTATTGCAGGATGTAAAAAAGTATCTTTAACATCTTGTAAACTCATTGCTTGAATATTGCCACTTGCGTTATAATATGCAGGCCAAGTTTTACCTGTATCACCTGTTGGACTTACACTTGCAATTGATTGACTAATTTTATCATATGTAACCGTAACTACTGAAGGTTCTGCTGTAGATGATTCAGGAGGGAAAGAACTATTAGTTTGTATCATAGCACCTGCCTGTAATCTAGTATCTGAAATAGAACCTAAATTACCACCTGAAGATACAACTGATAATGATACACTTGGATTTAATGAATATTGATAAACGACTTGATCTACAATTTGATCCACCTCTGCTGAGGTCATCTCTTTGACGTTTCCACTATCGTTTTTTAAAGGTGATCTTACTGCCATAATATATTCTTTCTCATATACTTATACGACTTCTAATTATGCACCAGCGCCATATATTGATTTTAAAACTCCTCCAGATGAGTTTAGTATTTGTAAGTTTACAACTGATTTAAGTTGATCTTGTCCTACAGCGTCATCAGCAATTTTAGCCTCACCAATAGAATCGTCTGCAAGATCACTTCCTGTTAATGTACCAGGCGCAATCATTGTACTTGTTATTGTACCAGTATCGCCTGTTGTAATTACCGTACCAGTAATATCTGGAAGTGTAATTGTATTATTTGCTGTTGGGTCTGTTGCAGTTACCGTAGTTTTAAATGTACCTGCAGTAGCACCATCAAACTCAACTGAACTATTGAAAAGAGGTACAGCGTCAAAAGTTAATGCCTTGCCAGCTGCTGAAGAAGTAAATTTAGGTATACTAGACGCTTCAGCAATTGATAATAATCCACTACCTGTATCTAATTGACTAACTCTTAATGTATCTAAAACAGATAACATATTAGTATCAACTGATCTAATATTATTTCCACTAATTTCAACCGTTCCAAAAGTATGTGTAGAACCTAAAGCAGTTAAACTATTTGGTATAGTTACATTATTAGGAAAAGAAAATTGAATTGTATCTTGCGGAGATACAACCGTCTGTATTTGATTAGCAGTACCTAAAACCGTTAAAGTATCACCACCACCAACAATCTGTGTAGTTGAAGTATCATCAGCAATTGTCCACCCAGCAGTTGATGTTGCAATACTAATAGTTTCGTTCATAGCGTCAACTAAATTAGACGCACTAATAGAACCTGATAGGTTTGCAATATCACCGAATTGATTTGCTGATAAGTCGTTAAACTCCAGTCTAAATTGTTCTAGTGTATCTGTTTCTGCTATAAATTTTACAGCCATTATTTTTTACCTTTTAATATTAAATCTTTTATCTCTTTTAATTCTGCCTTTAAACTATTTATCTCCTTACAGACATTTCTTAATTTATCGCCTTGTGATTCTCTTTGTTTAACTCTTTGCATATAGATTTGATATTCAGTTTTATTATTTGAAATAATAGCATTAGAAGATGTATCTCTTACTATGTTTTCAAATCCTTCAACTTTTAAAAATCTACTCATATTATACCGCCAATGCAATTCCTCTCATATCTTTTATAACAGGTGCATATGCTGAGTTTGTTCCTTTCATAACAATTTTAATTTGAAATGCAGTAAACTCATTTAATCCTGATACAGAATATTTGTATTCTTTAAATGTTTCATTATCTTCAGCAGGTGTAACCGTTGTATCCGAAGTACCTGTTGTGTTAAATGGAATCCAACTTAAATCGTTTATATTTCTTGCCTCTTCGGAAGATGTTGTTCTAAAATAAACTTCTACACTTGAAGTTGATCTTATATTAGAAGTTAATCTTACGTCAATAGCAGTAGATAAATTTTCTAGTATAACTGGTTTAGTTAAGTATGAAGCAGCAGATGATGTACCAACATTAGTTGTATCTGAAACATAATTAACATCACTTACACTCGGTTGATTTATTCTGTTTTGAATTGTAAATGCACTAACTCTTTGTAAATCTATAACAGGAGAAACTTTTGTATTTGAAGTTGACATAACACAATTTACAAATAAAGATTTATTTCCTGTCATTTCATTTGTTTCATTTATAGAACTTGCAACCATTTGAGGTGCTGTAAAATAAATGTTGTCATTTGCAATAACATTTTCAGCACTACCTGAACTTGTTAAACTAAATTCTGATTCACTTCCACTTATTGATCTACCTGTTGTAGGTCTTATTGTATAAGAAATATTTGTTCCTGCAACGGTCATAGTTTGTAAACTTAAATTTAATACATCATATAATCTGTTTTGTGTTGCTGTTACAGCATTTGAACCAATATCACCTGATTGACTAGGATTTACAATTGATCCTGTGAAAGAAGTATTATGTGATGGATTAATATCGTAACTATCTAAAGTTACGTTTGAAATTTGAGTGTATGTTCCGTTAATTTGATCGGCACTTAATCCGTTTAAAGCACCACCTGTAGGAACTCCTCCGATAGTTACATTATTACTTGTACCGTGCATACCGTGGTTAGGATGTGATACTCTTAAAGTTGCCGAACTATCTGACAATGTTCTAATAGGATTATTTTTAAGTGTCTTAACAGGCAAACTTTCATTTACTAAAGTAGCAGTACCAGTTACATTACTAAATTCTGCTCTTTTAATTTTAAATTTAACATCTTCGTTTTGTTCAGCAGTCCAAGTTGAACCGTTTTGTGATTTAAACATAACACCTGCATAAGGTTGTTGAGATATTGTTCTATCAGAACCTAATACTTTTTCACCTAGTCTTCCAACATAAGCAGTATAGTTATTTGAGTTTGCTAATAATACAAAACAATATTCTGTATTCTCTTGTATGTAAACAGGAGAATCAAATGTAAATGTTGTTGCAGTTGTACCATCTGTACTTGTATTTACAGCACTAGGATTTAAAGTCTTTTCTGAAAAAGGTAATATTACTGATCCAGGATAACCATTTACAACTTCTCTTATTTGTAAAGTTATAGGTATATTTGAATCTTTACTTCCAAAATACATATCCATTGATGTTAAGAATACACCACCGACATCATCTATTAAGAAAGTTTGTGCTAATGGATCAGTCCAACCAATTGTTCTTGTTGATGATCTAGTTGACGTTCTAGTAATTGATCTAGTTTCGCTTGTATCTGTTCTAACAAGTTGTGGTTCTCTTGTTGAAATAATTGTATTTTGTACCGTTTCTAAAATACCTCTAGCAACATAATCTGTTTCTGCTGAAGTTTCAACATCATTTCTACTATCATTTTGATTACTAGTTAATCTGAATACTCTTGTACCTGTTCTCCATCTAGGATTTGAGTTGTCTGCAGGATCAGGTATTGTAAATGTACCTGATACAGAACCATTATTATCTGTATCTAAATTTGCACCAGATGATGGAGTTACATAAGTGGATATATTAACATCATCAAAAAAAGCATAAACTCTAGTATTAGGTTTCATTCTAGTACCAGTAAATGATAATGTTCTACTTCTTATAAACGGAACAAATGCAACATTAACTATTCTATCACCAATATTATTTCTAACCGTTTGAGGAACTAATCTTTGTCTTACACCTGTTCTAGTTTGATTAACTTGTTGAGAAGATGTAATTTCTGTATTTCTAAAAATTCTTCTACCACTTCTTTGATTACCTGAAACATCTCTACTTGAAACATCTCTTGGAGTACCTGTCCAAAAATCTTGCCAATCATTCCATATTGATCCTATTTCTATACCTTGATTTTGTTGACTTTGAGGTAAACCTGAAACTAAACTATCAAATGCACCTGTATTATTAATAACTAATTGTGGTGCTCTATTTGTTTCTTTCCACTCGTCTGATGGTGGTGTTAATTCAATAGTACCTGACCAATTAAATACGTCAAATGGATTAACATTAACCGTTTTACTTGCAAAAGGTTGATCTATTAAAGTTGTTTCTGTATATGGTAAAGTTAAACAATCTCCAGTCTTTTGATAACTTGCAGCCGTTCTATCTGCTGATAATATAGCAGTACCGTCTTCGTCTGCCTCAATTAATTTAACAGCGTCTTCATTAAAAGTAGGTCTTAATTGACCTTGCGCCATATCCATTGCCGCTTTGTAATCTCTATTTTTAGGATCACCTACACCGTGACCTGTAAAGTTATCTACAATAAATCCGTTTTTAAATCTATCAAAACCAGCAGCGTCTTGTATTTGTAAATTCTGTGCCTGTGTTTCTAGTAAAGATAATTGAGTATAGTATTCTACGTTTTCAATTCTACTTTCTAGTTTACCAATATCTCTCATTGTATATCTTCTATTATCAACTTGTGTAATTTTTATATCGTCTGTTGATAAAGTGTAAGCAGGAATATCTAAAGTGTATAGGTGCATTGCGCCATCTAAAGTTTTAGGAACTTGTGGATCTAAAGCACTTGCACCTTTTACTACTTTAAATGCACCTTCTTTATCTAAAAATATTTTATCTATTCTAGGTAAGTAATACTCAAAGTCAGTAGTTATATCTGTTCCAAATTTAACAACATCTAAAACAGAAGCGTTTTGACCTGTATCAAAATCTCTATCAAATTCACCTGCATTTATAGTTGAGTTATCTGCAACTCTAGGTCTAAAATCTAAACAATCTCTTAACTCAAAAGTTTTACCTGTTGTATCTGAACTATAACTAGGTATATTTGCATAATCTACAACTCCTGTATAAGAGTCAACATCAAAGTAATCTCCAGAACCGTGAGTAAAGAAATCAAACATAATTCTTAATGAACCTGTTGGTTCTAACTCACCTGTTTTTAATTTAATTCTACCTTGATCGTAATAGTTATCTCTTTGTCCGTTATCTAATTCGTATCTTTCTGTAATATCAACTTCACCTGAGGTACTATAAGCACCAAAAGAAGTTGCCATTTTAACACTTGTTAATTGATAAATGTCTGCCTTACTTAAATTTATTCCGCCTTGTTTAATACAATCTGCTAAAGAAGTTACATCTTTAGTAGAACCAGAAACTAAAGTTTTTGATTTAGAACCAGCAGTTGATCTATTTACGGTTGCAATTATTTTTATTTTTGCGTTGGCATAATTAGAACCAAAATCAAATACACTTGTTCCATTACCTGATGGTTGAGTAAATATAGGATTACCATCGTGGTTATTTCCTATTGTAGTTAATACATCTCCAGTAGCACCAGCAGTTGCACTTCCAACATCATCTATTGCAATTAAATAATCTGAATCACTTGCACTAGAAGGAAATGATTCATTTGTTCCTGCAGTAATCTGACCAGAACCACCTGATAAAGTTACAACGAATGCTCTTCTAACAGCAAAACTTGTATCTGTAATATTTGAATTACTAGCAGTTTTTAATGTTTTAATATTATCATATGGTAATTTAAATATAGAAATGTTTTTGTTTGAGTCTTGTAATTTTGCTCTTCGTCTTGTTGCAACGGTTTTAGTTGAAGCGGCAGCAACATTAGAACCTAAAGTTAAACTATTATCTGAAATAATTGCTTCTATTCTTTTTACTTCAGTTGTACCACTATCGTTTGTAAATGAAATAGAATCACCTATTTTTAATTCAGTTGTAAATCTTGTATTAACACCTGTTACAGCATCACTACCATTTGCAATATCTAATTGACCAGAGATTACAACATTTTCTCCATCTGTATCTAAAGAAGTATCTGAACTATAAGTTGCTGTTCCTGGTCCATAAACTTGTTTAACAGATGAGAAGTCCCAACTTCTTACACCTTTAAATCCTACAGCGTCTGATTGTATAGTTGCGTCTAAAGTAGAAACAGCACCTCTAATAACTTCTCCAGAAGTAAATTCTCCATTAACACTTGAAACAACTACAACTCCGTGTAAAGCATTACCTGAAGATGTATATTGATTTATATTTGTAGGTGTTACACCATCTGCTCTGTATAATTCAAAATCGTTTGTATTTGGATTTCTTACCGTAAATACATCACTAGTTGTTATTGAAACCGTTTGATCTTGTGCTGATATAGCACTAAATTTTATTTGTTGTCCTTCTTTAAATCCGTGAGCAGTTGCACTTGCAACACCTGGACTTGCAATTGAAATAGATGAAACTGCTTTTGCTGAAATAGTTGAAGCGTCCTCTACCGTAGCAGTAGCACCTGAATTATCTCCTGTTATTTTTTCACCTTTTGTAAATTGAACATTACTATTAATGTTCAAGTGTGTAAACATATTAATATCAAATAGATAATGTTTAAATACACTTGTTGTTAATCCTGCACTAGAATAAATGTTTGCAGTTGCAGTACCAGATTTATATTCAAAACCTTTTGTTTTAGCACGACCTATTGTATAGATACTTGCTTCTGATCCTGTGTTACCTGTACCACGAACAGCAGTTGGTTCACTATATAAATGTAAATTTCTAAATGCTAATGTTTCACCTGGAACAGCACCATAGTCTGGTGTATTAAAAACATTAGTTACATTAACAAAGTTACCTACATCAAATCTTGTAGGGAAAGCATTTTGATTATTAAAATCTCTTGCCTTATCTACATCAACATATCTAGTACCGATAGTTTCAATTTCATATCCACGTACATATGCTTTACCTGGTGCAAGACCAGCAGCAATTTTACTTTCTGATCCACCATTAGCGGCAGTATAAATTCCTCTATTGTTTGCTGATATTAAATGTTCTCTTAAATCTAAATCAAAACCTCTTATAGAATAATCACCTGACTCGTCATATGTTCTACGAGCAAAAGTATCTTCTAATACAGCGTATTCAGTTGTTCTAACTTGATTTTGTAATATACCTTGATTTAATCTTAATAACTCTACAAAGTTTGCGTCATCTGTAGCACCAATAGCTTTTTTAGTTAATGTTAAATCTATTTTAAATCTATGAGCACCTGGAGCGTTTGTATTTGAAACACCTTGAGCATTATCATTTAAAGTATTATCTTGTGTAGGAGTTACAAAAGATTCTGTAACTAATAAACCTACTCTATAACTAGGTGTGTTTGAATATTTGTCTAAAACTATTGTTTGTTCAGAAACGGTTACTAAAAATCCGTTTATGTAATATGATCCTGCATTTACTTGAGCAGCAGCACCTGTAGCAGTTGTATTTACAATTGCAGTTACAGCAGTACCATCACTATTTGTTCCTGTGATTGTTTCTCCATCAGAAAATGCAAATTGATTTTTATTTGTTCCACCTGACTTACTATATTTTACAAATAAAGTATCTGGATCTGTTCCGTCTGTAGCAACTTTATTAATAATTGTTGCAGTTATACCTGAAACTGATCCTGTTAATTCTGTACCGTTTGTGAAATGTGAAAAAGTATTTGTACTATCAATACTTGAAAGTTTTACAGCATAGTAATTTAAATCAAAACCAATCTCACCTGGTATGACCATTGCACCTTTTTCAAAGAAATGGTCACCTAATTTTTCAATCTGATCTTGTAAGATTGTTTGTGATTGTGTTAACTCTCTTGCCTGAACAGCAAATGCTGGTCTAAAAAGTATTCTATGAAACTTCTTTGATTCCGCAAAGTCATCATAGTAAGGCGAGAGGTTAAAGTCTGTTGGACTTGACATTTAATTACCCCTTAAAATTCTATGACCAGTTTAATGTTTTCCGTTTGGTCTGGTGCCCTTTGTATCGGTGTTCTATTTTCAATATAAAGTACATCGCCAGTATCGTGGTCTATTTCAGGAACTGAATATCCTGAAGTAAATGAAACATTGTTAACCGTTCCTGTTGATGAAGTGTCAGGTGTTCCTGTAGGAGCACTACCACCTTGACCTGTAATAACATTAGCACCTGAAAACGCAGTTAGGTTTCCGTCTGCGTCAACACCAGCGTCATTATGCCTTGTTTGTATGTAGTATAAAATTTTGTTTGTTGCGTCCCACTCTACAACTTTACCGACAGCACCTGTTGTTGCCTGATTAATTTCTTCGTCAACCGTAAAAGTACCTGGTGTAGGAGAAGTAGCAATTTTAATTGCCTTTGTTAATCTAGCAGTATTACCAGTTACAGCAGAATTGGATTTTGTTGGATCTCTTAATAATGCAATTTTTCTAAAATCGTTTACAGCAGAAAAGTCACCAGAGTTTGCTGATTCTGTTCCTTCTAAACTTGTATTCATCATTACAAAGAAAGCACCTAATTCTTCTTGTGCATTTGCACCGTGTCCACCTTTAGGTGGAATAATTACATCTAATTCAGAACCTGCTAAGTTAGTTGCACCAGCGGCAACTATTTGAGCATTACTGATTGTTGCAAAAGTATATCCTGTTCCTGGAGTAGTTACGGTTACTGAAGTTACTTGTCCACCACCGACTACTACCGTAGCAACACCACCAGAACCATCTCCTCTTATTTGTATTCCTGTAAATGTTCCGTTAGTACCACCTGATCCACCTGCCTTAATATTAACTATATCAATTCCTCCATCTACAGCAGCAGAAATAACATTTGATTGATCTGCCCCTGGACTAGAGTTTGGCGAAACTGCCATAAAATCTGTTGATAAGAAATTTGCTTGTTGAGCAGCAGAAAGTGTGTACATAAATTTCCATTTATATGAGTCAGTAGTTGTAATTACTGAAGTTGATACACCAGTTGGTTCGTCTGTTGAAACAGCACCACCATTGTTATCTAAACATTTATATACGTTTCTTGCTGAAGATAATACGTAAAAAGTAGAATCAAATAAAGTTGTTGAACCACTATTTGATGTTTTTCTTACACTTGTTGATCCTGTTGTATATTCTCCGTAGTCGTGTCTGTAAGTATCGTAAACAACACCTGAAGTCCAGTTTCTTCTTGGTATTACAAAAGCAACATCTGAAGATTGTACTCTTTTAGCAGCAACTAAATCGTCAAAAGTATAAAATTCTCTACCTGTTGAATCAGCAGGTGTATTTGGTAATGCGTCTGTACCTTCGTAATCTGTTCTTCCGTCTGGTCTTGTTAAAGTACCAAAAGGTTGTGGTCTTCCAATACCTAGATAATAGACGTTGTTTGCTGTTTCAGAAAATGATTCTGCAAATTGTTCAGCGTTGTTTAATCTAAATTTATTTGTTATAATTGCTGGCATAATTCCTAATTCTTTCTTATATTTATACTACTTTTCATTATGTTATGTTAATGTTTCCTACCATATTTGTATGTGATGTACATTGGTAATAAAGTGTTGCTGGGGCGTCCATCGGTATATGAAATACAATAACACCATTAGGTCCTGAAGCATTATTGTCAGTAACACCAGTATTATACGCAGTACCACCTGTACCTGTTGTTGATTGTATTCTAAAAGGGTGTCCACTAGATGTATTTCTAAAGTAATAAGTTTGACCTTTTTTCAAGTGTAAATCAGGATTATCAGCACTTTGACCTGCAGGGAATCCTGCACCTTGAAACTCATAACCATTTGCGTCTGAAGCAGTTACTATAAATTGAGATACTGGAGTTGTTGCTTGTACCCAATTTGTACCATTATAAACTAAAGACATACCTGCCGTAGGCGAAGTATTTACAACATCTGTTATATCGTTTAATGCAACTGAACCAGCAGATGGAGCACCGACATTAAATCTTCCTTGTGCTGAACTCCAAGATAAAACATTGCCGTCTGCAACACCAGTCATATTAACATCTGTATGTGCTGAAACGGAAGAGTTTTCATCTAATACTCTAACCCAACCACTACCTGAAGAATAGTAAGGTCTGTTACCTGTACTATCATAAGCATACATTCCAACATAAGTTGAAGCAGTTGGTAAAGAACCGTAACCTGCAAAATCAAATCTTATTTTAGAACCTGCACCAGTTAAATCAACGGTACCTGTACCTGATAGTGAAGATGTACCAGTTAAGTTTAAATTTGCTGTTGATGTTAATGTTCCACCTAAAGCAGTAGCAGTATCACCAATTGTAATTGATGAATTAGCAAGTGAAGTGTTAGGTACTGAAGAAACATTTAATACTATTCTATTATTTGTAATTGCAGTAGTAACACCTGAACCACCTACAATTTCAAAACTTTCACCTAAACCAACATTATAGTTAGTAGATGAATCATCACCAAATCTAATTGTACTATTTGAAAGTTTATCATTTGCAATAGAACCTGCTAATTGAGCATTTGTAATTGTTCCTGATAATGAACTTGTAGGATAATTTGTTGCGTCTGCTAAATCAAAAGCAGGAGTAGCGTCAACACCACCTAAAGAAAGTTGTACACCACCATATGAAACCGTTGAATTTGATAAAGAAGTATTATCTATACTAGTTAAGGTATTTGTAGAACCTGAAATTGTTTTGTTTGTTAATGTATCAGTTGATGTTTCTGTTAGAACTACACCGTCTATATCAATTTTAACTTTATCTGCTGTTACGGTAGTTGTAATTCCTGTACCACCTTCAATAGTTAAAGTATCACCTAAATCTATTGCTGAAGTAGCGGCACCATCACCTGTAATTGTAATAGTTGAATTATCTAATTTTGTATTTGGTAAACTTGCTAATGCACTACTAGGAATATTTGTAATTGTATTATCAGGACCATTAATTGTTTTATTTGTTAAGACATTAGTAGAAGCGTCTGTTAAATAATTACCTGAAGTTAAGGTAGTACCATTGCCTAACGCATTATACAATTCGTCAAAATTGTTGTTAACTTTTTGAGCACCTGCTCTTAAATTATCACCTGTTCCATCATTAGCAGCGGTTCCTCTATTAATTGATTGTTTTGCCATTTCTTTTTCCTATTTCCTTATACTATTTATAAACATTCCTATGGGGTTGTATCATCAAAAGATACGGTTGTTTGAGCAAAATTAGTAACCGTATTATCAAAGGATTCCTGAGATAATGCAAATTGTGTAGGCATTGCAAAATTAGTCTTTAATAACTGACCATCTGTATTTGAAGACGCTAAAAATATACCACCTCTTCCATCTAAAGATGTTCTTGTTCCTTGTATTGGTATAGCACTTAATTCTTTAAATGTTATTTTACTTCCGAATGAATTTATACCAAATATTGTATTTGCGTATTTGTTTAATGTACCAAAAGTAGGTCCTGCATATGCGTATCCTTGTTTAACTTCTACGCCATCTATTATTGCTCTATGCCTACTTGTCATACTAATTTCAATAGGCATCCTTCTTAAAGTTAAATCTCTAGTATTTGAAGTAAACGGATCTCTATAATCATCACCTGCGCTCATTTCACCTTCAGTTAAAACATCTGATCTTAAAGTTGTTCCATCATCTATTGTTCCTAATCTTCTACCAAAAACGGTTGTAAACAATACGTTCAATACATTAAATAATGGAGTATCTATTTCACCTGATACAATACCAGCAACTGGCGCCCTAACTTTTAAACTTAATCTATTTTGTAAATCAACTTGTCCTGTAAAATAAAAACCTGCTGTGTGCATAGTCTTTTTAAATGAGTCTCGCCAATCATTAATAGATTGACCTACTTTTAATACATAAGAAAAATCCTGATAGTATAAACTATCTTGTACTTTCATAGTTTGCTCAGATACATAACCATCTTCATTTAAAAATTTACCATCTGTATCTGCAACAGAAACTACATCTATCGTAGCACTAGCAACATCTAATCTTGTTATTGTTGCTGATCCACTACTTGTTGATGTTATTGTTTCATTTAAATCAAAATTTTTATTTAAATCTTTTACTTTTAATAAACTTGTATCAGCGTCATAAAAAGAAAGTTTACCAACAGCACCTGAAGTGCCACCTGTAATAGTATCATTGGCATTAAAGTTACCTGACTTGTTAGTAAGTAATAAACAATTTCTAAATTTAATTGTAGGTGTTGGAGAGTTTTGATAACCTTCTCCTAATTCGTTTGTTTTTAATCCTATAACTCTTCCTATATCAGTACCGTGTGCTAAAATATTTGCGTTAGTTCCTGAAGATGTTATAGTTACTTTAGGTAAAGTTGTATAACCACTACCTTTATTAATTAAAAATATATCTGTAATATCATTTAAGTTAGAGTTTGTTTCAGGTTCTAAAACAATTTTATTTCCAAAGTATTGATCTCCTCTACCTGTTTCATCTTCCATTACAATATGTTCAGCGTCTGTTCCTGATTCACCAGAAATACCACCGTTAACAACAGAAATAAATCCTTCTGCATTAACTCCTTGTGTGCCTGAATTATCAAAAACTAATTTATCGCCAACAGAATAACCTGATCCTGGATTGTCAACAACAATTTCTGATACAGGTCCTGATCCTATATCACTAATAGAAATATCAGCACCAGTACCGCCACCAGTTACTTCTAAAAAATCTCCAGTAGAATATAAGTTACCATCATTAGTAATTGTTTTTGCACCTGGTATACCTGTAACGGTTGCCTTAATAAAAAAGTCATCTGTATCACTAGCAGTACCAGTTATTTCTTCTCCTATTTGAAAAGTACCAGTCATTGAGTTTATGTTTAATATAAATTCAGAAACTTCTCTATTTGCAATAATAAATTTCTTAATACTTTCTATTACAGCAGTTGCCGCTGATGTTTTTCCTGTAATTGTTCTACCAACTAAATTAGTTGTATTACCTGTTGAAGCAATTGCTCTTAAAACTTTTTGTGTATCCCATTGTCCATCAGATACACGTAACATTTGTGATCTAGGATAAAATGTTTCTGATACTTGATTAAATAATATTCTAAAAAATAATTCGTGTCCTTTTTGTGTACCTTTCATACGGTACAATGATTTAATATTTTTAATTAGACTTCTTTTATCTATTCCGTTTGCTAAAGTTTCAGGTATTGTTTTTAAAAACTCATCTCTAAAGTTTGATAAAAAGTTTGAAATAACTTTATCTGGATCTCTAAAGTTTGTAAGTTGTTGAACATTGTTTACAGGATTAGGACGATAGTTATTAATTACTGCCTCAGCACCAGAATCATTACCTGTTATAATTTCATTTAAAGAAAATCTATCTTGTGCTGTTATGAAAATTTTGCCATTTGCTAAATCTTCAGCAATAACTTTAGCAGTTGCCTTTGATGTAAGACCTGTTATAGTTTCACCAACCGTAAATGAACCATATGTAGTATCTTCATAAATTATTTTATCACCAGCGTCTGATTGTGTTCTTTCTGAAGTTATTTTTGAACCGTCTAATAATAAGTTATCTTGTAGACCAGTTTCATTTTCTAAAGTTACACCGTCTGTTGATTCAATACTTGTAACCTGCAACATAGCAGATTCCATAAATTGAAAATAAGTTTTTAAAAATTGAACAAATTGTGGGTGATCGTCAACTACAAAATCTGGTAATTGACTACTAATAAGCGATGAAATTTTTTCATTAAATTTTGCCATTGCATTAGTAACTTGATGAAGTTGTGTATCCTACTCCTGCCTCGGATGATCCTCCTACAAAAGTATCCTCGGTAACATTAACAATAGAATTAGAAACATCTATTTCTAAAATTTGATCTCTTACAGGAACAACGTCATTTGAACTAGGAGAAACGGTTACCTCAATTTTAGTTGAAGCAGAACCTCTAATATTTGAAATTGAATTAACATCTAAAGAATTAATAGTAACTTGTCCTGTTCCGTAATTAATTGTACCTTGTGTAGCATTGTGAACGGTTTTAATACCACTTACTAGATAATAAACTCTAACATTTCCCATACCATCATCATCTAAAAACATTTCATTATTATTACCAGATACTTTAAATCCAGTAGATGATAAAACTGATTCGTGTCCTGAATGTGGATTGTAAATTGCGTTTCTAAAATATATATCGTATTTTGTAGATGAGTTTAAAGTAGGTGTAAAATCTTTTCTAACTTTTACATTTGTTATATTAGATAAAATAGAACTATCTACGTCATCTATAATACCTGTTACTTTTGAATGTCTGAATACACCATCAAACGCTTTTAATGTATTATTATTGTAATCATTTATTGCACTTATAATTTCTGATCTTAATGTGTCTGAAGTTTTAGCAGTTGATTTTTTATCAAACTTAGCATTGACTACTAACACAATTGAAGTTGTTATTGGATCAATTATTTCTGGTCTTACTGAAGCAACATTATAAGGTTTTAATTTTGTAACTATATCTAATTTTGTTGCATTAGTTAAAGGAACACCTGATTGACCTTTTACAGCAATCTTAACAACACCGTAAACAGGTGTTTCGTCATCTTCACCACCCCAAGCACTTATAGAAGTTGCATTAGGATAAATTGATCTTACTAAAGTTTCGTAATCTGTTGTTGTAACTGCTCTGTCTTGTGATGTATATTGTAAAGGTGCATTAAATCTAATTGATTCTTTTGTTTCTGGATCAGAACCACCTTGAGCATTTGAATTAGTTACAATAGATACGTCTGAAAAACCACCTACTGAACTTGAAACATTAAAAGCAGAAGCGCCGTTTGCCTCATCTTTATTTGTAACTATGTATTCTAAAATTACAATGTTACCATCTGATAATTTTTTACCTAATATATCATCGCCAAAATATATTTCAAATTTACCTGTATCTGTTTCTTGTAAAAAATATGCCTTTGATGTATTATCTAAACTTTTTAAACCAGCCGCTAATGTATAAACATTTTGCGTTGAATCAGTTGCTGAGTTTTGTACAATTACTTTTAATGTAGATGTATCAGCATTTACACTTGGTATAATAAATCTTTGGTCAACATCTGTACTATCAACCGTATATCTAAATGAAACTAAAGTACCTTCATATAAATCTACACCTGAAAATTTATAAACACCATCTGCAGGTGTGATTGTTGATTCTTGGTTAGTTACAAACTGATAAGTTAAATTATCTATTGTTGATGTAAAGGTTGTTCCTTTATCCATTGTAACCGATGAACCTGTAGCATTGTTTAAAGTTATATCTACGTTTGCAATAGGTGATCTACAAGATGATGGCACATATCCTAACATCTTTGCTAATGAAACTACATTTTTTCTAATATCAGCAGAGTCTAGGTACATTTCATTTGCAACCATATTAGCATTGAAACCTAGATAGTGTGTATTGTATGCTAATGTATCTATTAAAACAGCAAAACCTGATCCTTCAAAATTATAATCTGAAAACTCTGGTTGATCTTGTAAGAATGCTTTTAAATTTGATTTTATTGCGTCAAAATCTAAATCTGATACTACGAACTTATTACTTGCCATTTTATCTTAATCTTTCTAAAAATGTTTCTACTACTACTGGTTCATTTGATCCAATAACATAAAACATAATTTTTAATTCATAACTATTTCTATCAATGTCAGGACTTGCTAATACCTGTTGTAAATTGATTCTTGGTTCAAAATTATTTAAAACTTCAGCAACTTTTCTTTGTAAATTAAGAGCTGTAAGAGGTGTCATTGGTTCAAACAACATTCCTCTAACATCACTTCCTATTTCAGGATGAAAAGGTCTCTCATAATGATTTGTGTTAATCAAATTTCTAACACTTCGTTTAACTGCCTCTACATCTGTCAGTTTATTTACATCATTAGTAACTTTATTACGACCAAAGTTTAAATCTAAATCTTTATAGATTCTATTTGCTCTTTTAGAGTTATTAGTATTACTAGCATCGTAGTTTGGCATATCTCTTATATTTATACTCTAACCAGAGAAAACATTAGAAGAACCTTTAGTCATTTGTCCTGCGTCTGTACTATCACCTACTCTTGCAATTGGTAAACCACATACTCTAACCGTTGTACTTCCTACATTAACTTTTGCAACGTGTGGCGCACAAGGTGGTAATGGTGGAAAAGGGTGTGATACCGTAGGATCAGTTTGTCTAGCAATCAATATACTATTTGCTCTAACCGTTGATTGTCCTGGTGTTGCAAGTATAGTTGTTCCAGCACATATGTGTCCTGTACTTAAACTATCTCCTTTTCTACTAACTGCTGGCATTATGCACTTCTTCTATCTGCTTCTCTTTTTGCTTTTAACGCTGCTCTTCGTTTTTCTACTATTAACGATTGTCTTATTTTTCTTCCTATTGGTATTCTTATAGAAGTTTCTATTTTTTTGCCTTTTTTACTAATAAACTCAACTCCTATAACATCATCTTTAAAATCACCTTGAACTGACATAACTGCCTTTTTCAAACTCATTGATTCTTTCTCTTTTTCGTCACCTGCTTCATTCCAAAACTTAAATATTCTCATTTTTGCCATTATTATGCTCCATTAAAAGAATCTTCATCTAATTTGCCACTTTTTCCATCATTTTCGCAACGACAATTTGTACAACAAAGAGTTTTTTCAGATTCTCCGTAATCTTTGTAACAATTTTCGCCACAATGCGATTCGTGTCCACAATTTAGACAATATTCTGTATTATTATTCATAAAAACTATTTATCCTAAAATTGGCAACGTGTTTTGTGTTGTAAAATTTCTATTTGAGCAATTCCGTCAAGTGATTCGCTCATTGATTCGCTATTTTCTTCAAATTCGGGTCTATATTCGCAATTTTCCTTGATTTTTGTACAATTTATGAGAACAAAAAGAGAACAAAGTAAAAAAAACGTCATTTTTTTCATATTTTCGGGATTTTTTGCTTGCAATCGGGTTGGTTTTCCTGTATATTATTTAGTATATGACAACAAAAAACACAAAAACAAACGAATCATTTTTAGGCGATTTATATATGTCTAAATTTGCTGTAAATAGCAATATTCCGATAATAAGAAATATTGTTTATAAAAGAATCAATGATATTTTGAAAGATATTAAAGAACAGACACCAGAAATGTCTGATTTTTTCAAAGATAAAATTGATATTAATATGAAAAACACAATCAATAAAATCTTAAACGATTATAAAACACAATAAAGGACAAACACTATGATAAAAGTATCTCAAAAATGTGAAACACTTGAAGAAGGCATTAAGTTTATGATGGCTGGTGCTAAGGCTGACTATGTTGCAATGTCAACTAGTTATGGAAAGAAAGAATTAACTGGTTATAGTTTAGAACAAACTAATAAATGGGATTCTAATACTAGAATTATGCCAGGTAAAAAGTATATTAAAGTTGTACAAGAAAACGGCGTATTTTGTTTTATTGTAAAAGAAGACTTTAAACATTTTAAAAAAGGTGATATATTGAAAGCCGCTGGTTACAATGCGCCTGCTTTAAATTCTGCCAGAGGTAATGTACTTACTGGTAATTATCCAATTCAATGGACTGGTCCATTATATTTAAAATAAGGAGAAAAACACTATGAAAAAAATATATGAATATACAACAATAGTTATGTCAGTAGTAGGTACCTTTTGTATGATAGGTGCTGCTGGTGCGATAGATGGTGGTTACAAAGGTATCCCAATGAATGATGATTGGGCATTATGCTTTGCACTATTCTTAATAGGTGTTGCTAGTTTTATATTAGCACTCTATTCGCAAGTATTGTATTCAGAAGCAGACTCAAAGTCTTCTTCATATTACAAAGACTTGACATCTTATTATATAGACGAAGAAATTAAATAATTTACGATTACCCTTTAAGGGTTGTTTTTTCCCATAAGAGGCTGGAAACCTCTTATGGGTTTTCTTTTATATGATTAATCTTTATCTTCTTCAGATTCATCATCATCTAAATCTTCATCTTCTTCAACTTCAGGTTCAATTTCTAATACTGACTCAATGTTTTCAATTCTAGCGATAATGTCTTCAATTTTTTCATCAAGCTCTTCAATCTTGTTTTTCTTATCTTCTTCTTTATCGTTATTGAACATATTGCCTCCGTTCTGTGAACACTACTATTTATTTTATTTTTTTCTCTTTAACAAAACTTTAATAAGTTTCTATATAGAAAAGGATGTACCACAACCACAAGAACTGGTTGCTTTCGGATTTTTAAATACAAAGGCAGATTCAAAGTCGTCATAATTATAATCTAATTCCATACCCATAAGGTATAACTCGTAATCTCTACTGATTAAAAGTATATCATCAACAACAACATCATCTATTCTATCCTCATCATCAAAAGACCACTCATAATTAAAACCTGCACAACCACCACCTTTAACATCTAGTCTAACATAATTCTTTTTATGTTTTTCTTTTAACTCTCGCAATCTTAATAATGCGTTATCTTGGATTGTTATCATTTATGTCTCCGTAGTGTAAGTATGTCATTATTTGATACTTTGTTCCTTTAATTACTTTTTCGCCTTGATGTGGATGTGTCCAGAAAGGAGGAAACATTAATAGTCTACCTGCTTTAGGTTTACATTTAATATTATATCTAGGTATACTAGTTTCACCACCTTCTTCTACATCTGACAAATACATTATAAAAACTAAAAATCTTTTTGATGATGGTCCTTGACTTCTTATAATATCAACGTGATTTTTAAAAACATCTTTACCATTTGCTTCATACTTTTTAATTCGTATATTTTCCATATCTATGACAGGTGGAAAATGATGTTCTTCAATATTAACTTCTTTCATAAAGTGCTGTAAGTTTTGTCTTAACACTCTAATGTAAGTTTCTTTAATATCTTTAAATTCTTCTTTACCTTCTATATCTAATTCTGTAAAACTTTTTCTATCACTATTAAAGGTATCTGTTTTACTTTGTTCAAATAAATCTATAACTTTATTACACCATTCTTTTGAAACAACTCTATCATAATATCTAACGCAAGATTCTGTTTTACGTTCAGCAATTAATTGTTTTAATTGTCTATTAGATTTTGTTTTAACATCTTCTATTTCACTTAATCTCATAATAATATATATCCTTATTCTATTAACGTACTAACTAAATGCACCCTTTCAACTTCACTACCATTAAAAAAATTATGATACTCCCTATTGTCTGTTATATAAGCAGCGCCATCTGAAGGCATATGAAATGCTGTGTCTTTTATAACCATAACATTTCCTACATTTGTTATTATAGGTATATGTAATCTTCTTTCTGGATCTCTATGCCAACTTAAACAACTTCTAGGTGGTTTCATTAAGAAACGCATACGACCTATTTTAAAATGTTTTCTAACTAAATTGTAAACATCTTCAACATATGTACCTTTAAACTCTGGACATAATTCAGTATATTTTTCTTCTTGTATTACAGGACATCTTTGTTCTTCGTGGTTTGTTTCATCTGGATAAGTCCAATATAAACCACGAACATTACCACCTTGTATAGAGTTTTCATCACCAGGTATTCTATTTACACAAATAGCATTAAAATCAAACTTTGTTTTATCGTCTGTTCTAAAACCTAAATGATATTTAAAATCAAGGTATGCTTTACCAAGTCTTTCAACATCAATGTTAAGATTTATTCTATCGTGGTATCTAGTGATATGTTCATTTAACATACCACTATTTATACCAACTTGTTTTATTCTACTTTAGAGATTGCCTCTTTAGGATTTGCTAATGGTACTAAACCAAGGTCTTTTAGATAACCTTTTTTACCACTTGCCTTTTTACTTGTAAATTCTTTTACATATTCCTCAATACCAGGTATAACACCTATGTGTTGATTTTTTACATAAAAGTATAATGGTCTACTTATTGGATAAGAACCATCTTGTATTGATGATAAAGATATTGTAACACTTTCAATTGTATGTGCTTGAACTTTATCTCTACTATTATCATAATAACTAAAACCAAATATACCAAAGTATTCTGGTTCGCCTACAAGTTTATTAATAATCAAAGTATCGTTTTCACCTACTTCAATTACAGGTCCATCTTCTCTTAATAGATAACACGCTTTTTTGCCTTGTTCTTTTAAGATACTTTCTGGACATCCTTTTTTCATAACTAGACTATTCCAAGCATCCCTTGTACCACTTGTAGCAGGTGGTGTAAGTATTGCTATTTTATAGTCTGGTAAACTAGGATCAATATCTGACCATTTCTTTGGTTTAGAACCAAGGTCTGACATTGCTTGCCATAGTTGTTCTTTTGTAAAATTATATGATTGTCCTTTTACTGAACTTGTAAAAGCAATACCATCTAATCCAACAATAACTTGTGTAATATCAGTTACACCGTTATTCTTGCATAATGTTAATTCTTTTGATTTAATCTTTCTACTTGCATTTGACATATCTGGTGTATTTGTACCAATGCCTTTACAAAATAGTTTCATTCCACCACCAGTACCAGTTGATTCAATAATAGGTGTTTTAAAACCTGACTTACCAAATCTTTCTGCGACTACGGTTGAAAAAGGATAAACGGTAGAACTACCGACTATGTTAATTTGTTCTCTTGCATATGATATAGTTGTCATCAAACATAATAATATAATAGTTGTTAATATTCTCATTTAGGTTTCCTATGTTTTACTTTAGAGAGTTAATAATTGATAGTCATAAAACTATCACATATATTTAACATAGAAAAAGGGTACTTAACAAAACTTTAATATAAAAGATACAGACTATATTGCCATAAGAATGGCCAGACATTTAGAAATGTGTTTACTTTGCTGTATTCTTAAATTATTTAGAGTTTACACTTCTTTAAGATTATTAGAGAAATTTCCGATTTTTTTTTTTAAGTTGCTTCGATTCGGCGATTTTTGCGGTCTATGGTACTTGGAGCACTTCTTGGAGCGTTCCAACATCACTATGTATAATTCAAAGGATTTTCACAACGCCAAAAAGCACTAATAACCAGAATACACCTTTTACTAGAAAGAACCAGAAACCGACTTGTAGTATCTTTTTAAACTTCCGAAAAAATTTTTTACGTTTTTTCTGTTGTTTCTTTATTTCTAGTAAATACTGCTTTTTATTACGAATCCGTGCCAGACTTTGTTTAAGTCTATATCGTTGTATAGGTGTCATACCCATAAGAACCTCCCTATAAACCTTTACTTTATTTAGTGAAAAATTGTGTCAAAAATTTCACTATATTAACGCTTGACCACCAAGAGAAAATGTGATAGTATGTATATTATGAATATAGAAAAACTTGATGATAAAGTCAAATCGTTATTAGATAAGACTGAAACAGAAATGTTTAAGTTAATAGATGATTATAACGAATCACTAGGTGATAACGAGGACTTGATAGAAGTGGATACCGTAGATTTATCTAGTAAGTTTGATGACTTAAAAGACTATGTATCCGACTATGGTAGTTAATAAAAATAACCGAAAAAATTTTTAGTTATTTAATTAAGAAATAGGGCCAGTATATGTGTCTGGGATGTTATTGCATTTATAGATTAAAAAAGCTGGCCATATTTCAATACCCGAGCTTTCTAGCAAAATCCTCTAAGGATTTAAATCTATTGTAGAACCTCTAATAGTTGTTGATCCTGTCGTATTATGTACGGTTGTACCTTCAACGGTCTTTGTTTCATTACCTTGTACATTTAAATTATAATTCCCTGCAACATTACAATTAAAGTCTGCCCCTACATCAAAGTTAAACTGGCCTGTTTTTGTTACTACATTAAGGTTGCCGTTATCTACTTGTATATTAACATTTGCGTTTGGCCCTACTTGTATATCGTAATTGTTATCTGCAATACCACTCTTGTTAATATAAACTTTATGGCGGCCGTCTATGGTTACATCACTATTGCCTTTTATGTAGTGTTTGTTATCTTTGTTTGTTATATTAAAATAACTGGCCGTATTTAAATCTATTCTATTGCCTGCTGTATCTATTTCGTATGAAGTACCGCTGTTATGTCTTTCGTGTATTCTATAATGATTTGTTCTAACGCCGTCTTTGTCAACGGTAAACGAATCATCAAACTCTTTTATATGGCCGCTTTCTGATTCAAATACGTGATTGTAAGGATAGACGGCGTTGTATGTAATACTAGGTTGCGACCAGTTATCAGTATCGCTGGCCGTTATATTAGGACTGATTTCATCAAAGTCTGCTGTAGGTATATTTTCTAGTCTGGCCGCCTTACGACTTGTTAAACTGCTGTGTTCTTTTGTAGTATCATTAACTGCTAATCTATTTGTATCTGGCTCTGATGCCTGTTTTGGATAAATGGACACGCCAGTCGGTTGGCCATCAGCATCCAGTCTGCTGTTAGGATCATAAAAGCCGCTGGCCGTTTTTCCTAATTCACTAGGTTTGCCAGGTAATGTGCCTACGATAACTAACTCTTGTAATAAATCTGAACCATCTCTAAAATATCCCCACACCCAACTACCTTCTACAATAAAAGACGGTGACTGGCCAAGACCAGAGATACCACTTGCTGTAGTCGGCAATGAAACAGACGCCCAAGGCAAGTCTGCTGTGGCAATCTTTGTTTTATCGCTTGTGTGTATGCCTAGACAACGTACTCGCAGCCTGCCTAGTTTCTGCGGATCGTGGCGATCTTCAACAACGCCAACAAACCATTTAAATTCTGAAATTCCGAGAAATGCCATTTAATTTACCGATATATGTTTATTTTTAATGACAACGCTATATGTCATTTAATACTATTTTTACCTTTCCTACGCAACTCGTCTTGTGCTTCTGTATTATGTATAATACAATCACTATGCCCCATAGCGGCCTTTGAGAAGTCAACATTACTATACTTATTATTGATCCAGGCAGTCGCTAGACTGACTTTAGCTTTGATCTGTCTAGTTATATCATACTGCCCCTTGTAGAAGTTGTGTAGTTTATTATACTCCAGATAGCAGTCGTACTTATAGAGAGTATTTTCTATCATATTATTAAATTTGTCTTTACATCTCTTGCTGGTGTCTATAATCTGCGTTTTTATATTCATTTTATTATCTTTGCTCAGTTAATTGTTTTCTCTCATATTGTGGCATATGGCCTGCTCTAGTCTTTAGTCAAAAAAAATTTTGACTCTTAGCTTCTCTAAGCCATTACCTCATTGCTCGCAATATCTATTATTGTATCGTCTAGTTCGTATTGTAGATATGTAAGCGAATCTTGGTTTTCTTTCTTTGATAGTATATCTAGGTTTTCTTCTGGATATGCTACTCTTACTGCGTCTTTAATTAGTTCTAAATTCATTATGTGGTTATCTTTTGTTGTACTAATTTTGTGATGTATCTTTCTTACTACATAACGGCCACTCATATATGGGTCTATATGCAATGGGTTATCTGTTCCTGCTGGTTCGTATGCTGGTATTTCAAAACTGCATAAATCACCTACTGATAGACCTGTGAAACCTTTACAATCTAATGACAACACCTGACTCTTAAATGATAGTTTCTGTGCCATACTAGCAGGATAGATACGTTCACCTTCTGGTCCTTCATAATCGTTTTGTATCTTTTCTGTTGTAGATACAAAGTTCATTGTGCCTTCAGGTTTGTCTGAAATCATTTGATTATCTTTGTAGTTAAATATAGGTAATTGACCCTTATTATCAACCAGGCCACCCTTGCCATCGTGTTCCGTGTGAAATATAGTAGGAAAGTATGTATTGTAGTCAAAATTGATTTCTGAAAAGGTTTTGTTAAATGTATCGTGTGTTATCATCTTACTAGCAAATACACCGTTTGATAAGTTCTTTAATGTGTCGTATTGATCTTTTACTGCATAAGCATCCACGGTCTGCATTTCTTTTATAACATCTGTATCACCTGTACCACCTTTTACATTACGAGGTTTCTGTTGAAACTTAGCAACCACAGGTCTTGCTGACCCAGCAATTGCTAACATATTCTCTATACTTCTAAATCTATATCCTGTGCTGTCTTCATAGAATAACATACCACTTGATTTGTATTTTAATGGTTCAGCACAATTAGATAGTTTAGATATTGCCCTAAATGGTTTCATTCTAGGCATAACAAATTTGTGTAGACCTTTTGTTTCTTCTACAATTAAATTCTTTTTACTTTCTATATCATTTCTGAATATGTCAATCACCATTTGATCTATTGAACCTGTTAAAGTTCTATTGACTCTAGTCATTTCATTGTTCAACATTTCTTTACTGCAAAAGTGCAACATATAAACTTGTGCGCTAGGTGTAGTAGGTTGTCTATCTGAAATTTTATATATGTGCATAGGGTGTCCTGTTAACATAGAGAAATCATATCCCTTACTGCACCCTGGCGTTGCTAATTTAAATTCTATTTGTTCATATCCTGTTAAAGGTAAGTGTGTTAATACTGCTTGACCATCTGCGAGAATAACATTACCATATATGCCTGGTCCTTCTAAAGACTCATATATGTTAATCTCCATTACTAGCGATCTAACTGAAACTGATTTAGGATTTTGATTTGAACCGTCTGCTGATTGATATGAGATTAAGGCAATATCATCTAAAGCAAATCTTCCTGCCTTATCTAATCTATTTGTATCTATTGAATCGTACATAATTATTCATTCATTAATCTTTCAAATTCTTCTATCAATACAGGCAAATATGCTGGTTCTAATAACTTAATTCTACTCTTATTATCTTGTATTCTTTGTTCGTATTCTCTATTTGATACTGCCTGAGCACCAGGGTCTGTACTATTACATTCAATCAAGTGTGAGTAATCAATTGATGTTTGAGGTCCACTTGATTGTACTTTTTCATAATGATGTATTGCCTCAGCATTATCGTATTTGTCTTTGATGTATTCTTCAAATGCTGAAAAAGACATTGGCCAGTCATATAAGGCATCCGCTATATTATTTGTTATTAATACTACCCAATGTAATTCAGGATTGCCAAAATGTTTTTGTGCAATATGTTCAGGTCTTTCACCACTTGATACAAAATATTCTGTATAGATACTTGCCTCGTTCTTAATTTTATCTCTTATTTTTACACGTCTGAATAAGTCTGATACTAACTTATAAGTTTGTGTGCCTGGTAATATATAATTACCTTTTGGGAATCTGTCAAAATACATATTAGTATCCTTGTGCTACCGTTTCTTTTGTCATAATTTCTGTTTCACCAAATGTCAAGTTCATTGTTGTAATAGTAGGCGGAGCACCTCTTTCGTCTGGTGTTAGTGTTGATACAACATTGTCAGGTGCATAATTTATTTCACAATTTTTTAATACACATCTACTAACTTTAGGTAAATATGCGTTCTCATTATCTCTATACATATAAGTTATTTGAAATTCTGATGGCACATCAAAATAACCATTTGCGTCATTCTTATGTTGTGGTAACATATGAAATCTAAACAATTGTAATATCTTGTGTACACTATCTTTTTCTTTTTCGTTCTTCGGTGCAAACGTAAAAGGAAAATTAAACTCTCTAAAAGGTACTGATTTAAATACTGATTCTAAATTAGGATTCTTTGCCTGACCTCTAAATTTATCATACAATCCTCTTGCGTTCTCAAACCCAGGTATAATTGCTAAGGCACCAAAACCTGCCATTTTAGTTAATTCTGTTACTCCTGATAAACCTTTACCTATTGATTTAATAGACTCTTCAAAGTTATCTGCATTTATTAATCCCATTAAACCTTGTGCAAAATCACCTGCCACACCAGTTTCTAATGCCTCATATTCAGCATTATAACTAAATTTCATACCTTCAGGTGGCATATACAATAATATACTATCTGTTACGTAGGTGTGATTTGATTCTGCTTTTGAAAATATACCAGAGTTAACACCTTTGACTCTATTCGTCATTGCTATGCCTCTGGATTTAATACTTCTAATTCTTTTTGCTTGAGTAGCAGCTGCTCCTGCATTTTCAAAATAATTACTGCCTCTTTTTGGTGCTAATACACCATTATCAAAAGTTTTGTTTTTAAACCTTGATCTCTTATGTGCTAATATATCAAATATAACATAATGACCATCACCTAAATTACTTGTTTCTTGTGGATAGAATACCGTACCATATTGATATGGATTCTCTAACATATGTGCTGTAGGAGAATTGTTACCTATTTCTAACGGTGATTTGTTTAATAGTTTAGCAGCGACTTTAGATGTCTGCCCTTGACTAGCAAACGAGTTCATTATCTTATTACCTATTGCACCAGCAATAGCACTACCTATTCTGCCTTTGATTACATTTGCTACTTTTGAAGTCCAAGCCATTTTTATATCCTTACTAAATATTGTTATAACTATTTATATGATATGAAGAAGTCTTTTAAAGGAATATATAAACCAACGAATCCTAAAAAATATGTTGGCAACCCAAATAACATAGTCTATCGTTCACTTTTAGAGCGTAGATTTATGGTCTATTGCGACAACAATCCTGGCATAACAAATTGGGCAAGTGAAGAATTACCTATCAGATATTTCAATCCTATTGACAAGAAATATCATAGATACTTTCCAGACTTCATAATCAAAACAGACAAAGGTAAAAAAATGTTGATTGAGATTAAACCTTCTCGTCAAATAACTCGTCCTAAACCACCTAAAAAGAAAACTAGATCATATATGCGTGAGAGTTTTGAATTTATTAAAAATCAGGCAAAGTGGAGAGCGGCAACATCATATGCTGAAGACAACGGTGCTGTATTTAAAATAATTACTGAAAAAGAATTAGGTGTTAAGTTTTAAATTGATTGTGTAGTATTATCTTTTCTAACATTTATAAAAGATTCATCTGGTAAGTGTGTACTAAATCCTATTGTTGCATTACTGCCACCTGAAGTGTTATTAGCAATCTGATTATTATTTTGTACATTTATGATATTACCACTTTCAGCGGCCTTCTGAGCATCCAATAGTGTAGATAATTGTTTAGGTGTTGACTCACCATCTGCTGTAACATTACCTGATACAACTTTCATATCATCAATAGTTTTGCCTGTACCACTTGCTAAAAAGTTTTGTGCGTCTGTTTCATAATCTTGTGTATTTTGTAATCTATTTGCTCTTGCCTTTTCATAACCTTCCTCACCAGGTTGTATAAATTTATTTGTAACAGGATCAAGTACAGGTGCATTAGCAGGGTCATTTGACATTGGTAAAAATTCATCTACTTTATTTGTAGTTGCTATTTCTGATCCATCTTCACCTATACCATACATACCATCATCTGACATCTTGTTATAACCTTTTGTTTCAGGTTTTTCATCACCATCACCTTTGCCGAAACCTAATAATTTACCTATTTTTGAGTTTTTAAACCAGTCAATAATACCCTTAAAGAAATCTGTTATTTTTCCCCATATATTCCTAAATACATCACCTATCATTTCAATTCTTTCTGCAACAAATTGAAGCGCTGCTATAACTGCTAATACTTTTAATGCAATCATTAATCTAGCAGTTCTAAACAAGTTTGCTATACCCTTAAATGCTTTACTAATTGCTTTCATTGGGTTACCTATAAAGGCAGCGATACCTTGAAATATAGATTTACCTACGTCTTTAAATCCAGTAGCAACTTCAGCAATAGTATCAGGTATTACCATAAATGCCTCTTTCAATTCAGCAATTTTACTGAACCCACCTATATCTCTACCTGTATCTGCCGTTGTATTAGTTCTTTTATCTATTTGTTCGTTTTCTTTTTCTAAACCTTCTATATTTCTATTTCTACTCTTAATTTCGTTTTCTATTTCTTTTCTTTTTACTTTTTCTGTTTCTTTTAAATTATTTAAAATTTCTGTTCTAGTTTCTATTTCTTCTTTGTTTTTCTCTATTGACTTTAAATTTTCTTTTCTATCTTTTTCATATGCCTGTATTTCTTTTTGTGTCAATATTTTAATAGCGTCACCTCTCTCATTAATTTCTGCTCTAATACCTTTTTCTCTTAAACTAGATAATTCTTTTTCTAAATCTTCTTGTTTACCTATAAATCTATCTACCGTTTTTCCTAATTGTTCGTTATAGTCATATAGGTTTATACCTAAATCTTGTGTTAATCTAACTAATTTGTTAATAGCATTACCAAAAGTATCAATAGGACCACTTTCTATCTCTTGTGTAAGTGTTTGTATCATACTAGGTACATCACTTATAACTGCCTGTGTAGCAGATTTTAAACTAGTATTTGTTTTTTCAAATATTGCTTGACCTAGTTTCTCTATCTCTAACTTGACAGCATTTGAGTCATCTTTTGTTACCTCAAATTCAGATGATAATGGTTCTATTTTTGGTAATGCCATTGTTTAGTCCTTGTTTTTAACTTTAGAAGGTTTACCGTTAACGTATATTGCAAACCACCCAGCGCCTGCCCCTACAACTACTGACACTAACCCTGCCTGTGCGTTATTAGGATTCTCTAGTGCCATAAACCAATTGATTACATCTAAAAATGCCCAAGCATATGCAACCATTAAAAGTCTAGGTACTAATCTCCAGTTAGACATCAATTCAGGTATCTCTACCTCAATGAAATGCCATAATTGTTTTATACCATATTTGATTCCAGACCAACCTGATCCGAATAAGTTTTTAATTTTTTCTATCATTACTTTGCCTTTTCTCGTTCTCGTTTTTTTCTTTCGTTTTCTTCTTTAATATATTTAATCAATAATGAAACATATACATCACGTTCCCACGGTATCATTGCCTCAATTTCAGTTAGTGAATACTTATGGTGTTGCATAAGTGCAAAATTTACTTCGTATATCGCCTCTAGGCTATTGTGGGAGAGGCCAATCCGAAAAAATCTTGTAACCCGCTGAAGGTGATCTTACTCTCAACTCCTGTCTTCGGGTTCTTCACTTTTGTTTCGTGTCGTAATCTAGGCATTGTTTCAAAAAAAGTTCTCAATTTAGTAAACTGATTTTGAGATAAATTTTCAAAAAAATCTTTCAATTCTTCTTTTGTTGATTCAGTAGTAGGAAAGTTTTTCTCTCCTTCATAAATGTAATCAACACATCCTATAATTAAACCTATAACATCTTCATATTTAAGTGTCTTAATACCTTGTGTTGTATATAACACTTTCATATTAGGATATTTCATTACTACACCTAATTTTCTTTTTTCGTCTAATATTATATCGTTAGAGTGTGCGTCATCAACTTGCACCTCAACTTTTGATATGTCAACCTCCACATCGCCATAGGTTGTCTTATCGTCTGGACATATAATTTTAAACTTTGCAACTTCTCCTACAGATTTTGCCCTAACTTGTAAGAAAATGTACTCTACATCAAAAGTTGGTAGAGTTTCAACATCTATTTTGTTGTATGTAACCGACTTCAAAATATCTTTTGTTGCCGATTGCATTTGTTGTTCATCACCTGATTCAAGTGCCATATATAAAATTTTTTCTTCTTTAACAAGAAAAGGTCTATACTGAACCTTTACATCACTAGATGGTAAAGTCAACTCATATCGTGGTGTTTCAACTATTGGTAACGCCATTATAACTCCTTATTATATTAAATATTTAGTGGTGGTATTTTAAATGGTGGAAATACTCTTCCGCCAGTTACTCTACCTAAAGGTACTCTACGTCTTAAATCGTTAAGTACATCTCTACCTGCCCTTCTCAATTCAGGTGGCAATTTATTTATTAAACTACCAAAAATTCCTCTATTGTTTTTAATTTCAGGCACCCTACCAAGAGGACTACCTAATTCTATATTACCTTGTCTATCTATAAAGTAATTAATCCAGTATCTAAATGAAAAATCTATATCAACGGTTTGAATACTATTAGCATCGTGGGAATATTCTATTGCACCTACCTTTGTAGGATAAACATCTATCAATTGTACACCATAAGTTATATCATCACGTTCCTGTCTGCTTGCAAATTGTCCTAATTGAAATATGTTTAAATTAGAAACATAGTTTTCATAATAGTTTGTATTAAATGTAGATGAGGTTGACATAGCGGCTTTCTGCCATAATTCAAAATAACTTCTTTCTCTCATAAACTTATCAGCATAAAATGTTGCTGATATAGGTGCTGATTTCATATCATAAACTATATTTCTAGCAGGTGCATTTCCGTGTCTAACTTCTTTAGTTACCATTTCTCTTTCAGGCATACTAATAGAAGAACAAAATGCTCTTACTCGTCTACCATTTGCCTGTTGAACAGCAAGTAAATCTTCTTGTGATGGAAAAGATGTTTTCTCTAATGCTGCTAATGATGTATCTTCAAAACCTTCTGAAAATATACTACCACTATCTACACCTTTAGGTAAAGCAAACTCAGCATAAAATCTTGCCTTTCTAGCAAATCCTTCTGCCTCATTTACATAAGATTGAAAACGACCCATAGTGGTTTCAGGATTACCACCTTGTCGTCTTTGTAATCTCTTATCACCTGCTACGTCATCAAGCGATTTATCTCGTGGTATACCGATACGTACATCATAACCACCAATTCTTTTTCCGCCTCTTAATATTGCCATTAGTATGGACTACCTTTCCTAAATTGTGCCACAGGTAAATAAACAGATAATGCTGCTTTGTCATAATCAATTCTTAAAAAACTTGATCTCACGTGATTAAACAAATATTTTTTAATCGTATTCTTTACCAATGGTATGTTCTTTACCCTATCATAACTTACATCAAAACTATTTCTACTAGTTACTTCTCTACCTTTTGTAGAAAATCTTTGTAATCTTTCTAACAAAGTAAATCTAGCACCAGGTCTTAAATAATGAAAATTAATGCCTGCAAATCCACCTGGTATTCTCTCAATAGGTAATACTAGAGGAAATGTATCATAATATGGTAACGTCTTCTTATATTTAGGGTCATAAAAGAACATATTTAAACGACCTACACTAGGTCTACCTAATAATCTGCCTTGATTCATTAGTCTTCTTGCTGATACTCTATCTGCGATAGAAGCAACAGCATTTCTGTACCAAGCAGCGCCTTTTCTTGCACCACCTTGTTTATCTACTAATGGATCTAATATACTAGGCATATGCTATATTTATGCTTAAAAAAGGGCACTTTAGTTACCTAAAGCGCCCTAAAAGTATTTACCAAGAGAGAGAGTATTACTCGTCCTCTGCTAATTTACTAAAGTATGACATTGTATCGTCATCATCACTAGCAACAGGACTTTCATTTATACTTTTTCCTGAACCGTTAGTTGAAGGCGGGAGGTCTGCAACAGCAACGGTTTCAGTTTTTCTAGCACCCGATAACACCCTATTCAGTTTCTCTTTGAGTTCCTCATAGGTTTTAAAATTATCTGCTGCTAAAAATGGTTTTAAAGCGTGTTGTGTTGACCAGATTGATTTAATCTTGTCATCATTATCAGCAAGTGCTGACACGCCTTCAAATTCAGATTTGTCATAGTTCCAATAACCATCAACTTTTCTGATTTTTAATTTAAAGTTTGCACCTTTCCAGAAGTCAAACGGATTGATTGCCGCCTCGTCTTCAAAAGCAGGTTGCATTGCTTCAGTAATCTTATCAAATATCTTTTTACCAAATTTGTATAAGAAAACTTTGCCTTCGTTTTCTGGATGTTTAGGGTCAGATACCACTAGAATATTTGAGTAGTAAGATAATTTTCTTTTTCTCTTTCTAGCGATTTCTTTATCACTATCAACACCTGTATTCCAAAGTCTTGTGTTTTCTTCAGACACAGGATCTTTTTGATTTAATGTTGTTAATGAGTTTTCAATATACCAACCACCAGGTCCTTGGAAAGCGTGAGACCATACTCTTTGCCAAGGCAAGTCTTCGCCTGACACAGCAGGTAAAAATCTAATAACAGCATAACCGTTACCAGTTTTATCTAACTCTGGTTTCCAAAATCTGTCGTCTTGGTATTTGTTTTTATTTGATGAATCCTCAGGATTGAGGTTCGATTCAAGTGCCTTTGTAAGTTTATCAAAATTACTTGATGATGATTTTAAAGTTTCAAAATCCATATTCGTATTCTCCTATATTTTTATATTCGTTGTATTTGTGTTCCCTATATAATCGGGATCATTATTATTTAGTAGAGTTTTTCTTCCACTTTTCATAATCTTTTCGCCATTCAGAAGCAGACTTACAAGGATTAGGTAATGACTTGTTAATCATATATTCTCTAACCTTTTTACAAGTAGTTTCAACTTTATCTAAAATTCTGTATATTAAAACATCAAACATATTACCAATATAACACTATTTGAGCATTTTGTCAAGCGTGGTATAGTCTATGTACTTAATATTTTTCTCTCTTGCCCAAGCGTCTGGTATGAAACTAATAGGGTCAGTACCATCACTTCCGTGTGGATTTACCTTATAAAATGTAGTGTTTTGATTTTCTCTTATCAGTTCTAACCATTGATTAATCCAGTTTATACTAGGTGTCTTGTGTGCCTCTTTTAAACCATAATGTTTTGTATCTTTGTATAGGTTATTCAACTGATCGTTGTAACTCTCTAAATCGTGTCCTAATAAAAATACTTCTTCAGGTTTACAATCATTCACAGCAAACCAACCTGAAGTAGGACCTGCTGCCCAACCTCTATCTTTAGTATTGCCTTCATTGTTTATCATATGGTCGTTTACTGCTCTTACCTTATCATCACTTGTAACCCAACTTACATTTATTGATGTATGATTAACTTCTTTTTTTTCTCTATCTTTATTCTTCTTTAATATTTCTACTACACCTGCTAAATTAGAACCGTGCATAACAAATTCTTTACGGTCACCTCTTTCATTAGAATTGATTACATTTTCTTTTTTAATCAAATCATAATCTTGGTCAGAATAGTTTTGACCTGCATATAATAATTGTTCGTACATTTCACCAGGCATTGTATTCCAATCTCTAAACACACATTGATTATTTTGTGCATAACCTGTATTGTATATCTCGTGCATTATGCCCATATCAACAGCAGTAATTACGTCTGGTGTAAAATCTCTATATAGAGCATTACAACCATATATCTTGCCGTATGGTCTTAATGTTTCTAAATCTAAATGTTTTCTACTTTCACCGTTACCTATACAGAATACTCTACCAGCCATATTTTTTCCAAAACTCTCTCATTTTATTATAATTTCTATTAAATGATTCTTGTAATTGTAAATAGTTTATTGATCTCTCTTTGATATAATTTTTATCATCTTCAAAATCAATTACTTTCATTTCATTATTATCATCTGGTATTAATACAAATTGAGCAACTGGTGTTCCTGCCTTAATTGTTTCAACACCTGTGAAGTGGCAATAGAAAGGTATTGTTCCTATAGCAGCGTGTCCTAAATGCGGTTCTAATATACCTGACAAAGTAGTAAATCTATTTTCGTCTTGGTACATAGGGTGCATTTGCAACATTTTATATCCTTTAGGTATTCTTGCTACCCAAGGTAAATCAAACTTCAATACTTTTTTCATTGTGCCTTTTGGCCAGTTTTCAAAGAAAGGATAAAATGATTGATCCATATGTGATGTTACAAGTGGTCTGCTATCTCGGTTACTACCAGGTGTTTTTGATTGAAAATACTCACCATCAGGACTTACATCTAATATAATATCTGTATGTGTTCTTAAAATATAACCTGTATTGTGATATAGTTGTAAGGCAGGACATTTTGATGTATGTTTTGTTTCATCTGGACTAAATTTTTGCATATTAGGATCGGCATACATTTCTTGCCCACCTCTATGTTGTTGAGTAATAGAACCCAACTTTTTAAAATCTGCGGCCGCCTTCTTAATCCAAGATGGTTTATGTTTAGACGCCTCTATAATAGGCATAGTTTTATCTACACCTGATATTAAAGATATAAACTCTATTTTAGGTTTCATTTTTAATCACCTCTTTCATTATTAATTTACATTCTGTTAAGTTATATTTTATAAAAGGTTTCAACTTGGCAACCTTATGTGCGATTTTAGGCCAGACAATATTCTCTTTAATTTCCTTATTCCAATTTTTGATAAACGATAAGACTTGGTCAAGCACAACGAAGGTTTGGAAAGACGTTCTTTTCTGAATAAGTAAACGTAAAAGTCGTGGATGTTGTCCATTATGGCAAACGAAACCATCATCAAAAGAAAGACGCTTACTGCCAAAGTCATTAAGAATATTAACAAAGTCGTTTCTAAAATGAAATTTAAAATTGTCTTTAACTTTTTTATAATTAAGATATATTTCTCGTCCATCATTCTCTAGTAAGTTACCAATCCAGTTCTTGTCTTTGTCAATAAAATTTGCAACAAAGAAATCAAGTATTTCGTCTTGTTTGTATTTAGTAGAAAGTTTATGAAAAAAATATCTGTCATTTCTTTTTGTAAATGTATCTAGTTTGATATTCACCTTACCATCATAGTCAAAATAATCATAATTGGTAGTAAAATGTAATTTAACTGCCATATAGACTCTAAAAACATCAAACCCTCCATACATTGATTACTTATTGTCCTTTAAATATTTTAACATTGTTTCAGCGTCTGTTACTTCAAATGGATCTTCATCTTCGCTCTTGTCATTCTTGCCTGGTTCAATAAACATTTTCTTTATTACACCATTGTCAACATAAGCAGAATATCTCCAACTTCTTTTACCAAATTTATTAGCAGGTTTATCAACTAACATTCCCATTTGTTCAGTAAATTTACCATCACCATCAGGACATAAAAATACTTTTTCTATTTTAGGTGTCATACTTGCACCCCAACTTCTCATTACAAAACCATCATTAACTGATATACAATATACATCATCAATACCTAGTTCTTTAAATCTTTCGTATTGTGCCTCGTATTGTGGCAATTGTTCGTTTGAACACGTAGGTGTAAATGCACCTGGTAATCCAAATATTACTATTTTCTTATCTTTGAACATCATATCTGTTGTAATATCTTTCCAGATATAAATTGCTTTATGTTCAAATCTACATCTAAAACTATGTTCAGGTATAGTTTTCTTTACTTCTTCACCGTCCATTATTATCTTTCCTCTTCTTATTCATTATTAATTTCACAGCCAATATCATATATTATACTTGCAACAGCAATTACAAATCCTAAAATTATTATGCCCCATAAACCTTTGTCCCACTCAACAAATAGTATGTGGTATAACATTTCTAATCCGTTCATACTGGCAATATGCCACCTTTCTTTTCTTTGAGCATTTTTAAATTGACTGCCTCGTGTTTTATTTTTTCTTTTAATGACTTATTGACCATAGTCTTAACCGTTCCTACGTCAATGTCATTCATCTTACAATAGTCTATTATAGCGTCCATATAAGATACTCGTTTTTCTTTTACTACTGACTCTATCTTTAGACTAAATTCTTTACTATTCATAATTGATTCATTATATCATATTAGGCAGGAAAAGTCTAGTGTGGTCCCACGCTAGCGGAACCACAATAGGGGCCCACCTAACCTTTGTGTTAGGTATTCTGTAATATTTGTTTGAAATTTTGATTGGTGTCGCCTGGGTCATCATATCTTTATATATGCCTGTTTCTGTTACGAGGTACAGGCAAACCCTAAGCAACTTTACGCTGCTAAAGCATAACTTTCGTTAGCATTTATAATTTGACATTACGGTGTCAGCGATTAAACTCCAGTAAGTTTTAGTAGCAGTCGAATCTAACTCACCCCCTTACAGCACACATTTATGTGTTCTAAATTGGTGGAGGTGGTGGGTACTGCCCCCACGTCCTCACTAGTTATTATCTTACTCTCAACGTCTAATTCTATAAACCTGGGTTTTGTAAACCCGAGTTAATTCTTAAATCAAAAGTCCTGAACACTATACAAGCATTGCCTGGATCGTCAGGTGTAGATACTGAAGCAAATGTTTCTCCTGTATCATTTAACCAGTATATAACAATATAAACAACTTTACCATCTGGTGAACCATTTTCTTTGCCAACACTTACGTTGACAGGTATCATATTTTTATCGTTTGCCCACCTTTGTATTTCGTCTGAAGTAGAACAAACAGCAGGAATAGTTTCCCACCAGAAGTTATAAGTCTTTTGTTCTTCAGCATATACTATACTGGCACAAAGTAAACTTAAAATTAGTATTAGTCTTTTCATCTTATCTTTCTTGTTTTGATAAGATGTTTTTATTTAGAAATCGCTATCTTATCTTTGTTTATATTTTCATAATATTTATAAAAGTCTTGTATAGCTTTACCCAGCGACTCTTCGTAGTCTTTTCTATTTTTCTTATAACAAGCAACTGAACCATCTTCACCTGCAAGTAAGATTACAATTTGTTCTATGGGTTTTTTGAATATCTCCTCATACATAATTGCATAAGCGGTACATTGTAAAAAATAATTATCTATCCAAGATTCTTGTCGTTCTTTATTTGCTGTTTTAAAATCTATTACTGATAATTTACCATTGTACTCAGCAACACAATCAACTTGACCTGCAACGGTAAGTTTATGTGAATACATTATTGATTCTAGTAAATGAATATTGTTAATCTGATCTACGTATGGTTTTAATAACTTAAATAGACCTAATGGTAATACACTTCTCTCACTAGGAGTTTCACTTTTAAGATATTGTTCTATCAAAGTGTGTGTAGATTTACCTCGTCTGGCTGCTCGTGCCATTTCCCAATTAGCAGCGCCTTCTCCTACGTTCTCACGCCACTTTGTTAATCCTTCTTTTTTTCTGATATTTAAAACGGTTGTGATAGACGGATAGTTCTTGCCATCAATTTCGTAAAATCTATGACCATCTATTCGTCTACCTTTTGTTTTCGGTAATAAGTCTTTGTTGACTTCTATAAATTTAAATTTACTCATAATATATTAATATAACATTATATTGTCAAAAAGTCAAGCGCTATATAGACCTGTGTAACATATAATGGGACACAAGTTTATTGCGTTCCTTTACTTGTTCATTGTTAAGAGTTTCAACTGCTCAACTAGGGTCGTACGGTTCATATACCGTCTTACCATCATCATTTCTATATGCTCTGAGCACCTGTTTTCTGTTGTCTTCATCATTCTTATAGGAACAATGAATCCACCCACTATTAGGTTCCTCAGGTTTATGAAATTCCAATATCAATTGGTCAAAATTTAAATTATCTATGATGTATTTTGCTAATTCAGCATTAGGCACACCAAAGATTTCAAAATCCGCCGCCTGGCCCTTGGCGTGCTGTGATTTTAAACTTGACCCAATCTTTACGCATAACTCTGGTGAACGGTATCCACTAGATACTGATACTACTTTCCCATAATGATCTCGGACAGGTTGTAGTATATTCTCACATAGTTTTTTTAAATTATCCATATGATCTTCGCTAGGATTATTCGTAATACCGTGTCTGTCTGCCGTTTGAGAGGCAGTCATTTCCTTAAGCGAAAAGTTGTTGCTTAGTTTCATTTATTTTTTCCTTTGCTTTTAATTTCA